CGGAAGTGTTATCCACAGGCTCCAAATCGGTGGATCAAGGCTAAGGCCGTGTCCTACATGGTGAGCTTGAGTAGTCGCTTGTAGCAGCAGAGGGCGGCTGCCAGTCCGAGAAAGGCCAGGTAGTTGCCTGGTCTCCGTTCGTAGCGGTGGTTGAGGCGCCGGTATCCGGTCAGCCACGACATGGTGCGTTCGATGACCCACCGGCAGCGGCCGAGTCGTTCGCTGGAGTCGATGCCTTTGCGGGCGACGCGGACTCCGATGTGTTTTCCCCATAACCATTTCCGCAGGTGAGGTACGTCGTATGCCTTGTCCGCGTGAAGTCGCACGGGCTTGGAATCGGTCGCGTGGGATTCGTGGCCCATGGGGAAGTGGGACAGCATCGGCTTCAGGGCGAGGCTGTCGTGAGTGTTCGCCGCGGAGAGTCCGTTCGCGTCGGACAGGACGTGCATCGTGGAACCCGGCTTGCCTCGGTCCACGGGGCTCGGACCTGTGTGTTCGCCCCTTTTTTAGCGCGGACATGGGCGGAGTCGAGAACCGCGCGCGACAGATCGACCAGGTTCTGGCCGTCCAGGAGCTGGAGCACCTTCTGGTGCAGTCGTCCCCACACACCAGCCCGGGACCAGATAAGGAACCGGCGGTGCACAGTCGACTTCGAGGCCCCGAAGCAGGGCGGCAAGGCCCGCCAGGCGCAGCCGCTCACCAGTACATAGATGACCGCGGCGAACACCGCCTCATCGTCGATGTTCGCGACTCCGCCGCCCTGCGGGCGAACCCTCGCCGACGGCAACAAGGGCCTGGCAATCTCCCACAGCCCATCCGGCACGATCCACCTCCACCGCCACTCCCCATAGCCAACCCAACGACCAACTGACGATGTAGGCCACGACCTAAGGGAGCCCCGGCTATGTTGTTGGCCCCGTCGTGCTATGGCTCATCGCGTCGGTACCCTTCGGCCTGGCTTATGTGGTGATGATGCACTTCGGCCCTCTCGTAGCGGGCTTCCTCGCATTTCGCGGCCGATAACCAGGACCGCTGGCTGACGTGGCTACGGGTGCTCTTGCGTACCGCTACAACCTCACCGTCGTTGCTGCAGAGGCGGTCGTGGCCTGTGGTGAGGCCCATGGGGCAGGGAACGGGGGCCGTGGAGCCCAACGTAGGCGCGGCGTTGCGCGACGCCGAGGCTGCCATATGGGCAGCCCGCCGGACCAGAGGTGTTACGCCCGGCCGTCGATGGCACCGCCGTATGGCGTTACATCGGCATGCAGGGCAGGTCGTCGCGCGTCTTCGCGTGGCGGAGGAGAGTCTCGACGTAGATTCTGCTTAAGCATTGTGCGAACTTGGCGGCCTGCTGCTCACTGTGGCTGAGCGCTACAGCGAGGGGCGCGTCGGAGCGCTGCTTGATGAGGCCGAGCTTGCCGATGTCACCCCGGCCCGTGACCGTGAAGTACTGCGGCTCGTGGCTGTCGCGGGACTCACTGCTGTGGGCGCTGCTCTCCTGTCAATGACCGGATTGCCGGATGGGGCAATGGGGCCGGCCCTCGCGGCGGTGGCACTGTGCTCCGTGGCACTGGTCTACCGGCGACGCGCTCTGAGGATGCTTGAGATCCTCCCTGTTCCGTTCGGCATTGGTGGGCAGCAATGACCCTTGTGCAGAAGCGATGTCGCTGAGACCGCGCACTGCACGGTGCATGCGGTCAGTGCCGCAGTCTGGTTGTTGTTGCTGAGTGGGATGGCCGCCGGAGTGTGAACGGACGAAGCTCGGCGAACTGCCAGGGGCTTCTCGCCGCAGTGACGAAGGCGCCGGGCCCTCTTGGAAGGCGAGTGAGGACGCCGAGGCGGGGGTGTGGGAGATGGCCAGGAGGGGGCCGTGGCATTGGGCGGTGTGGTGGAGGAAGGTGGCGCAGTGGCGGGCGCGGGTGTGGAGGTCTGTGAGGCTTTCGCCGTCTTCGCAGCGGAGGGTGGGGTTGACGAGTCGGCGAATTCGCCAGGCGCGGTAGGCCGGCGGGTAGGTGTCGGCGGTGCGGCCGAGGACGATGCTGGGGGCTCGCCATTCCGCGAGGAAGCCGGTCGTGGCGACGATGGGCAGGCCCGTGAGGTGCGAGATGAGGGTAGCGGTCTGGCGGGCGCGGGGGATCGGGCTGGTGACGAGGACGGTGATGCCCTCGGGGAGGGGCAGGGAGCGGTGTACCTGGTCGCGGCCTTCGAGGGTGAGGACGGCTTCGTACGGGGCGTGGTGGCCGGGTCGGTGGCCTTCGTAGGCGCCGTGGCGCATGAGTCAGATGTCAGCCAAGGATCCAGCCTCCGTCGACGCGCAGGGTCTGGCCGGTGATGAAGTCGGCGTCGTCGGTGGCGAGGAACGAGACGGCCGCGGTGACATCCTCAGGGCGGCTACAAGCGCAAAGGCCCTCCCGTCCGCTGGACGGAAGGACCTCTGACCTGGTGTTTCTCTGTGCCCCCGGCAGGATTCGAACCTGCGACACCCGCTTTAGGAGAAAACGTAAAGCGATCTTGAGTCAGTGAGTGCTGGTGGGTGCGGTTGTGTGGCCACTTGCATACCCCCGTGACCTGCGAAAAGTGATCCAGCGCGTGTCGGCGTGTGGGGGTGGTAGTGGGTTTTGTGGATTCCATGTGGACTCTCACCCCGCTACGGCCCGCAGCGTTCGAACGGGCTCCTCCTTCTCCTTCGGTGCCATCACCGCCAGGGCTCGGGACGCCACATCCTCCGGAGCGTGCTGATAGATCCACGTCACCTTCGACCCGCGGTCGTGCCCCATGATCGCCTGGACATCCTTCTCCGGGATGCCCAAGTCCTTGAGCCACGTCGCGAACGTGTGCCTCAGATCATGCACCCGAGGCCACCACTCCGTCCGCTTCGTCTCCCGGTTCACCACTTCACGGGCAATGCCTGCGGCCTGGATCGCCGGGATCCACGTACGCCGGAAATTGTGCCGCGTGAGCACCCCGCCCTGCGGCCCGCGAAACACCAGCTCGCCTGGCACCAAGTCCCGCCCGTCGTCCTTGATGGCGGACACGGTCCGCTCCGGGTGCCACTGCGTGACCATCGTGCGGACGGCCTCCTGCGCGGCCGGCGTCAGCGGGACGGTCCGGAATCCAGCCGCCGTCTTCGGCGCCTCCTGCCGGAACAAGGTGCCCTTGTCCTCACTGAGCACTTCCTTTACCTTCACGTGCTCAGCTTCCAGGTCCACGTGCCCCCACCGCAGGCCGGTTGCTTCGCCCCACCGCATGCCGGTCTCCTCCAGGAATACGAGCAGTGGCCGGTAGTACATGGCGCAGTGCTCGCGGATGAGGGTGCACTGCTCTTTGGTTGGCGGCCGGAGGTCGTCGGCGTGCTTCTTTGGGGGCGCCTCCAACTCGATGTCAGCGGCCGGGTTCACGGGGATCCGCTGTCCGTCGAGCACTGCGCTGCGCAGCATCGCCCGCAACAGCTCCAGTACCTTGCGACGCGTGTGGTGGCCCTTCACTTCCTTCGTGATCCACTTCTGGAGTTGGATGTACTCCAGATCGCACAGTCGGTATTGGCCCCACTTCGGTTCGATGTGGTGCCGCCAGTTCGACAGCTTCCGGTTCACGGTGGTTGTGCGCCGTTCCGGCTGCGCTGGCCACCAGATGTCCCACCACTTGGCCAGCGTGATCTCGCCGCGTTTCGGATCGTTGTATGTGCGTCTGCGGACGCGGGTGCGGACGTCGTCGAGGAAGTCGTCGGCGCCCTTCTTCTTCTCGAAGTTCTTTGCTTTTTGGTTTCCGGCGGGGTCGCGGTACCGGGCTTGCCACGCGCCGATGCAGTCGCGCCTGCGCTTGCGCTCGCCGTTTTCGGCGGGTGGGTAATGCTCCAAGCAGAGGCTGCATCCGCAACTCTTGCTGCGCATCTGTCGGGGATTGTTCGCTGCCCTACGCGCCATGCTGTACCACCTCTCTGCGTCGCTGCTGAGGCACTTGCGCGAGGAGGGTGATGGGTTCCCCGCAGAAACAGCGTGCACCGAAGACCGGCTGTGGTATGGCAAGTTCAGCGAGAATCGCCCGCACCACTTGAAGGGAAGACGCCTCGGTCAGGTGACGAGGCAGTGTGATCACCTTCTGCTGGTGATCCCACGGGACAGCAGGCAGGAACGGCGCGTACTGGACGCGGATGCACATAGAGACCCCCCGGATGCAGACTGCGCAGGCGTTGACTGGCCGAGGGGGAGGGCATCGGCCTGAGTGAGGCTCGAAGCTATCGTGATTTAGTTCGTTCTGCGACCACTCTGCGGAGAGTTGCTCGCACAGAGTAATGTAAGCCGGTTGGTGTGGCGGTGAGCGGTATGCGCGCCGAACGGACTTACGAGGGCGAGTAGTTGCTGTCCCGCCATGCCCGAATCGTAGTTTCCGCCAGCTTCTGCTGCTCCTCGGTCAAGCCGCGGAACATCTCCAGGATGCGCTCCTCGGCATCGGGGCTCAGGGGGCCGGGCGTCTTGCGGCCGGCCGCCTCGAAGATCTCCTGCTCGGTGAACTTGGGGAAGGCGGCGGCGAGGGCGCGGAGCTTGTCGGGGTGGGGGCCGCGGCCGGTGCCGCGCTTGCGGTTCACCCAGGCGTTGACGGTGGCCGGAGCGGCGCCGATGGCGCGCGCGATCTCGCTCTCGTTGACACCGTAGGTCGACTTCAGCCGAGCGAGGAGCTGCGCGAAATCCTCGGGGCGGCGCTTCTCGGTGGTCACGGTGCAAGAGTGCACGCCACGCTTCTACTTTCGCAAGTGAAAGTAGAAGCGTGGCGTAGACCTATATGCGCTCCTGCGGCCTCCCCGCCGCGGGCTGGAGCGGTGGCATTTGCCACGTAATTAGAACATCCGTTCCATTGCGGCCTCCCCGTTGATCGTGCCCCTGAAACCCACACCCTCACACTTGACCACACTAACACTGACACAGTAGAAATGTATCAAGCGGCCGAGGGGTCGCCTCCAGTCGCCACCCGGTGCGAGGTACCACGCATGCCCACCCTGATCCGCAAGAGCGAAGGCCAGCCACTCCGAGCCGCCATGAAGGCGGCTGGCATGTCCGGCCCCAAGCTCGCCGCCGCCACGAAGGTCATCGACCCGGGCGGCAAGGGCATCAGCCCGGCGATAGTCGGCCGACTGGCTGGCCGAGGGAAGACAGCCCGCGAGCACTGCCGGCCGCGCACGGCGCGCCTGATCGCCGAGGTGCTGCACCAGCCCCTCAATTCCCTCTTCGTCATGCCCGCATCTTCAACTGACACAGTAGAAAGGTCCACTCCTCATGGCGACGACCACTGAGCGAGCCAAGGCGCTCTCGTCCACGGGCCTGACGCCTCTCCTGACTACCGACCAGCTCGCCGCGTACTACGGCGTTACCCGCTGGCTCATCAACGAGTGGGTCAAGCGGGGCTGCCCCGTCGAGCCCACTGCGTTTCGCGGCAGGCGCTTCGACCTCGCCCGCGTCAAGACGTGGACGAGCAGCGCTCAGCGCGACGCGGCCTGACTCGTCCACGGAATCGGGGCCGCGGCCGGACGACACCCGGCGCGACCCCTTCGGCTCACCTCACCACACAGAGAAATGAGGATCACCGTGAGCAACATCATCTCATCCGAGACTCTGCGCGAGCAGCGCCCCGCGCTGCGCGCACTGTCCCGCCTGGCGGAGCTGCACCCGGAGTTGCCCAGCGTGTACATCGCCGGGATCCGTGAACTCGACGTCCAGGTGCAGTCCGCCGCCGCCTTCGAGGTGTGGCGGGAGGCGTTGTCTGTCGGGCCCGACGCCGTCGATATCCACGCGTGGAAGACGGGCGAGACTCTGCTGGAGTTTGTGACGCAGGAGGCCGGGGCGCCGGTCCGTGTGTACGTGGTGCTGCCCGCTCTGCCGACCGCGTCCGTGGCGGTGGCCGCATGAACACGCAGGGCATCAACACAGCGGCGGATGTAATTGCCCGCGCGATGCAGACCCGGCAGACAGCGGCGGGGATCGCTGTGGCGCTGGCCGCCGCAGGGATGCTCCAGTCGCCGGAGACCGCTGCCGAGGTAGAGCGCCTGCGGTCGCAGGCCGCGCTCCCCGACACCATCCGTACCATCGCCGCAGAGCTGGCCCGCCGGACCCTGCTGGCTGACAACTGCACGTGCAGCGACGTCCTGTCGGCCATGGCGCAAGATGCGGCCACCGAGTCGTGCCTCTGGCAGCACCTGGCTAACGCGCTCAATGCGATCGAGTGCCTGCGCATCGAGCCGGACGGCCACATCTCGAATCCCTGCGGCGACGAGCACATCGAGTGGGACCGCGGTGCGGAGCGCTGGCGGCTTGTCCACGACGACGAGACCTTGCTTACGGCCGAGCAGGCTGAGACCCGCCGTCTCGACTACCGCGCTCGCATGCGCGCCGCTGGGGGCGATCTCCCGTGACTGACCGTACGCCTATGGCTGGCCCGTTCCGGGTCAGTGTCGACCGGACCCCCAGTGGGGTGGCCCTCGACGTTTCGCACTTCGTGGAGCGGCTGGTCCTGGACCTCGTCACCGAGCACGCTGACGCTCTCGCCGAGATCCTCGCCGAGCAGGCGGAGGATCGTCCGTACGACGGGACCCGGCCGGAGTCCCTGCTGGTGGAGCAGCTCGTGGATGCGCTGGACACGCGGATCCCGGTGTACGGCGGTCAGTGCCTCGCGCTGGCCGACCGGATCCGGGCGGTGGCCGTCACCAAGGCCCTGCCGGGGCAGCAACGCGCCGAGGGTGGTGCCGCCGCATGAACGCCCGTACCGAGATCCTCGCCGCGCTCCAGCGCGCCGGCTACGACCAGCAGGGCTCCGAGTCCTTGCTCGGTCGAGCCGAGGTCGAGAGGCTGCGGGAGGCTCAGCGTGAGGTCGTCGCGTGGCTGGTCAAGAAGGCCGGCGAGTACCGGTCGACCGGCCGCCAGCAGCACCGGTTGCAGGCGGACGCCATTGGGACTCTCGCTTCGAAGGTGGACCGGGGCGCCGTCCGCCTCCTCGGCATGGGCCACTACCGGGACGCCATGGATGAGCACCGCGCCGAGGTGCTGCGCGAGGCATCCGAGGTCTGCGTCCAGTGGGATTCCGACTGCACCCAGTGCGCGGTAGAGCTGGAGGTGGCGGGAGAACTGCGGCGCATGGCCGACGCCGCCGTGAAGGACACCCCCGCCGGGGGCGCGTCCACCCACGCCGCCGACCCGGCGTCGTACGGCCCGGACCGTTGCATGCACGGCGCCTCCATCACCGTCGAGTGCGGCGACTGCGACGCCCTCGGCCAGATCGGCGGCCCCGCATGAGCGACACGTTCGGCGACCGCTACCACCGCCGTCGCACCGACGACGGCCGCGCCCGCACCCGCCGCGAGGCCCTCGACCGCGCGGCTTACGACCACAACACCGACCAGGCCCGCGACGGCGGCGGCTGCGCCGCTCCGCTCATGGTCCTCGCCACCACCATCGCCGCCATCTTGGGGGTGCTGCTCGGATGACGAACACCGTGCTGGCCGGAGCTCAGGCCCCGGCCGCCGGGCCGGTCACCCTCGGGTGGTTCGAGCCCGGTTCGGACGAGTGGCACGCGGCGCGGAAGGGCGGTATCGGCGGCTCGGAGATCGCCGCCGTCCTCGGCCTCTCCCCATTCGAGTCTCGCTTCTCCCTCTGGCACCGCAAGAAGGGGCTCGTCGCGCCGGTCGACGAGACCGACGCCATGTACTGGGGCACCGCCCTGGAGCCCGTCATCTGCGCCGAGTTCGCCCGCCGGCACCCCGAGTGGGACGTCCAGCCCGCGCCGACCTACGCGGCGGCCGACCGGGCGTGGCAGATCGCCAACCCGGACCGGCTCCTCCTCTCTGATGGTGGCCCCGGTGCGCTCCTGGAGGCGAAGACATCGAGGGACGACGTCGGCTGGGGCGAGGAGGGCAACGGCGAGATCCCGGTGTACTACCGGGCCCAGTGTCTGCACTACCTCGACGTCCTCGGCCTCGATCGGTGCCATGTCGCCGTGCTGATCGCCGGGTCGACCTACCGGGAATACGTCGTCGAGTACGACCCCGTTGACGCGCTCCAGATGCGGGCGGCCGGCGCCGAGTTCATGCGCTCCCTCGCCGCTCGTGAACGGCCAGAGATCGACGGGCACAGCGCCACCTACCAGACCGTCCGCGAGCTGCCCGAGGGCCTGGACGACGTCGACGTCGAGACCCCGACCCGGCTCCGCGACCGGTGGCACGCCGCGCAGGACGCCTTCTGGGCCGCCGAGGACGAGCTGACCGCCTGCAAGGGCGAGTTGCTCGACGCGATCGGCGCCGGACGCCGCGCGGTCTGTGAGCGCGAGCGTGTCGCCACCCGCACCGTCCGCAACGGACGCACCTTTCAGCTTCTCCCCGCCCGTACTCGGAGGACCCGATGACCGAGACCATCACCAACGCCGTCGCCGTTCGCGACTCCGGGCCCGGCGCCATGGTCGAGCAGTACAGGAACGACCTCGCGATGGTTATGCCGTCGCACGTCAAGCCGGACACCTTCGTCCGGCTGGCCGTCGGCGTCCTGCGGCGGGACCGCAACCTGGCGCAGGCGGCGCAGAACAACCCCGCGGCGCTGATGGGCGCATTGATGGACGCCGCGCAGCTCGGACTCCAGCCTGGCACCGAGCAGTTCTACCTGGTCCCCAGGAAGCAGAAGGGCCGCCTGGAGGTCCAGGGAATCCGCGGCTACCAAGGCGAGATCGAGCTGATCTACCGGGCTGGCGCTGTCTCCTCCGTGATCGTGGAGGTCGTTCGCGAGCGGGATACGTTCCGGTACTCGCCTGGCCGCGACGAGCGCCCGCACCACGACGTCGACTGGGACGCCGACGACCGCGGGGACCTGCGGCTGGTCTACGCGTACGCCGTCATGAAGGACGGCGCGACTAGCAAGGTCGTCGTCCTCAACCGTCGGGACATTGCCAAGGCGCGCGCCATGTCGCAGGGCTCGGACTCTCCGTACTCCCCGTGGCAGAAGCACGAGGAGGCGATGTGGATGAAGACCGGGGCGCACCGGCTGACGAAGTGGGTCCCGACCAGCGCCGAGTACATGCGGGAGCAGCTGCGCGCCGCCGCCGAAGTCGCCGCCGAGCGGCAGCCGGCCGTGACGCCCACCGCCCCGTTGCCGCAGCCCGCGCACGACGACGCGGCGCCGATCGAGGCGGAGTTCGTCGACGACGCGGACGAGGTGGCGTGATGACTCGCCCCAAGTTGCTCGACCTGTGCTGTGGCGCCGGCGGCGCCAGCCGCGGATACACGGACGCCGGGTTCGACGTGACCGGCGTCGACATCGTCGCACGGCCCTCCTACCCATTCCGATTCGTCCAGGCCGATGCGGTCGATTACGCCCTCGATCACGGACACGAGTACGACCTGATCCACGCATCGTGGCCATGCCAGTACGACGCCGCGATCACCAAGGGCACCAACCACCACCTACGCGACACCTATCCCGACCTGCTCCCGGCTGGACGCGCCGCGATGCTCGCCGCGGGGCGGCCATACGTCATCGAGAATCCCCAGGCCCGGCCCGACGTGGTGCTCTGCGGAACGCAGTTCAGTCTGCCGATCCTGCGGCACCGTCGCTTCGAGGTCCACGGGTGGACGCCGATGGCTCTCCCGCACACCCCGCACCGCGGGCGCGTGCGCGGCTGGCGACACGGCAGGCACTACGACGGCGAGTACCTCGCCGTGTACGGCAAGGGCGGCGGGAAGGCAACCGTCCCCGAGATGCAGGCCGCGCTCGGTATCAACTGGACAGATGCTCACGAGGAACTAACGGAGGCCATCCCGCCCGCGTACACGCAGTTCCTCGGCCAGCAAGCCGCCGCGCAGCTCCGCGCAGCAATCGGAGCGACGGAATGACGGCCACCCACCGGCAGTGCCGCATGGCCGGCCCGCACGAGGGCCGAGTGCGTCCGAACGCCTGCGGCTACCGATGCAGCGCCCACTCCCCGTGGGCGCTCGCCGGGCGCCCGGAACCGCGGCCCGGTCCCGGCTGGCCAGCGGCTGCGTGGGACACGCCGTCTCCGCAGGCCGCGTCCCGCGTCCACGACGCCCGTGCCGTCGTCTCCGGCAAGCGCCGTTCCTCCCCGCACATCTACCGCGCCGCGCAGATCGCCGTCGGCGCCGCCAGGAAGGACCACCCATGACCATGCACTGGCACACCGGCCGCCTGTGCGGCTTCGACCTCGAAACCACCGGCCCCGACCCCCTCACCGCCCGCATCGTCACCGCCTGCATCGTCCAGTGCGGCGGCGGGCAGCCGACACAGTGCGCCACCCGGCTCACCGACGTCGACGGCGAGGAAATCCCCGCCGAGGCCGCCGCGATCCACGGCGTCACCACCGAGCAGGCCCGCGCCGAGGGCATGCCCCTGCGAGAGGCCGTCGGCCAGATCATCGGCGCCCTCGTACAGGTGGCCCTCGCAGGCATCCCGATCGTGGCGATGAACGCCAGGTACGACCTGACCGTCCTGGACCGCGAGGCCCGCCGATACGGCGTGCCTCCTCTCGGCGACCTTGTGCCGGACCTGCGCGTCATCGACCCGTACGTCATCGACAAGGAGGTCGACCGCTACCGCCGCGGCTCCCGCAAACTCACGGCCCTGTGCGAGCACTACGAAGTGCCAATCGGCGCCGCGCACCAGGCTGACGCTGACGCCATCGCCGCATGCCGAGTCGCATGGCGGCAGGGCACCCGGTACCCGCAGGTCGCGGAGCTGTCCCTCGACCAACTGCACGCGGCCCAGACCGAGTGGGCCGCCGAGCAGGCCGCCAGCCTCCAGGAGTACTTCCGCAGGAAGGACCCGACCGCGGTAGTCGAGGGCACATGGCCGGTCATCCCGCACCAGCGGGAGGCCACCCAGTGACCACCCCCCTGTTCGAGGCCGTCCCGGCCGCCACCACGGCGGCCGGGCCCCGGCCCCGCCTCTACCGCGTCGCCGGGCTCGACATCAGCCTCACCGGCACCGGCATCGCCACCGCAGGTGGCACCACCCGCGTACCCACCAAGGGCCGCCGCGCCGCCTCCATCGCGGACCGGCACGCCCGCCTCCGCTACATCACCGGACGCGTCCTCGACGAGGTCGGCACCGTCGACCTCGCATGCGTCGAGGGGCCGTCCCACGCCTCCATGGGACAGGCTGGACACCACGACCTCTCCGGCCTCTGGTGGCGGATCGTCGGCGCCCTGGCCGACCGGGACATCCCCGTCGCCGTCATCCCGCCCATGAGCCGGGCTAAGTACGCGACAGGACGCGGCAATTCACGGAAGACGGTCGTCCTCGACGCCGCCCGCACGCGGTACGGCGCGATCCTCCCGAGCGACGACGAGGCCGACGCCCTCATCCTCCGGGCGATGGGACTGCACCACCTCGGCCAACCGCTCGCCGAGGTTCCCGACGGCCACTGTGCGGCCCTCGCCGGCTGCCAGTGGCCGCCCTTCCCCAGCCCGTCCGCCGCAAGGAGCACCACGTGATCGTCACGCTTTCGACCTCTACCGGGCCCGTCTCCGTGTCTGCCTCCGAGCCCGCTCAGGGCCTGCGCGTCTTCGAGATCCCCACTGACATCAGCCCGTTCTCGACGTACCGCTGGATCCTCGCGCACCACGAAGGCGTCGCCCTGGCGGCGTTCAAGACCGAGGAGGCCGCAGCAGCGGCTGCCAAGAAGGTGGCCCCGCTCGCTGACTGGACCCGCAACGCGATCACGGCCGCCAACGAGATCGGTCCCGCCGGCATGGAAGACCTGATGGCTCTTTTGCGGCTCTCCGGCGGCCGCCATCCCAACGCCTGACCCACATCCGCACGGCCCCGGGGCGGGACAACCCACAGATCCCGCCCCGGGCGCACCAGCAGAGAGAAGCCTCAGATGCCCTGGGTACGACTCGACGACCGGTTCCCCTCGCACCGGAAGGTCGCGCTGCTCAACGACCGGGCGTTTCGGCTGTATGTCTCCGGGTTGTGCTGGGTCTCCGAGAACTTGACCGAGGGGAAGATCCTCGATCGCGAGCTGACGGTCATCTCCCGCATCCGCGGGCCGAAGGCCGCCGCCGCCGAGCTGGTCGACGCCGGCCTCTGGGAGCGTGTGGCGGACGGGTACGTGATCCACGACTACCTGGAGTACAACCCCGACCGGGCTCGGGTGAAGGCCGACCGGGAGGCGAACGCGGCGCGGCAGAAGGCGTTCCGGGAGAGGAAGCGCGCCGAGCGCGAAGCAGCGAAGAAGGGCGCCGAGGGATCGGCCCGTAACTCCGACCGTAACGCTGACCGTAACGGCGTTACGCGTGACGCCGACGACGCTCCGAATGACACGAAGTCGACAGCACAACGACACGACGGCGACACGAACGCGGAAGAAAGCACCCCCGAAAAAAACGGACAACCGCAGGTCAAGCCAATCCGTAACGCCGTGAGTAACGCCACCCCGTCCCGTCCCGTCCTTCCTTCTCCTTCAGAGAAGGAGAAGGAAGAAGGACAGCTAGCTACGCGCGCGGGTACCTGCGACATCCCCTACATCGGCGACCGCCCCCGAATCCCCGCCGCCAGCCAGCCCCTCATCGACGCCCTCCAAACCGCCCGCCTCCACGTCGGCTGGGACCTCCGCCCCGAAGAGTGGCTCCTCATCGAGGCCCTCATCCGCCGATGCGGCATCCCCGCCCTCGTCGCCTCCGCCACCGCCAGCTGGCAAGGCGCCCGCAGCCAACCCCGCAGCAGCCGGTACTTCCTCCCCGCCTGGCGCGCCCTCCCAGACGCTCCAGCGGCCCCGGCCAACCTGCCGGCGGCCGTAGGAGGCGGCTCCGTCGTCCCCTTCGGCCCCACCCCCCGCCCCTCAACCACAGACCAGCGCGTCCAGCAGGCCCTCAACATCGGCCGCGCCATGCAGGCCCGCTACGACCAGGAGCACCAGTGATCGACTACGAACAGGCCGGTGAACTCCTCGGCCTCGCCGCCGCCCGCGACCAACGCACCGTCGGCGAGGCGGACGTGCACGCCTGGTACGACGACCTCAACGCCGCCGGCATCACCTACGACGACGCCCGCGCCGCCCTCACCCGCTTCTACGTCGCCCAGGGCGACCTGCGCCCCGAGGACCGCTTCCGCGCCACCACCCCAGATGTCATCCACCACGCCCGCGCCGTCCGCTGCGAGCGCCTGGCCAACTTCGCCTACGAACCGCCCCCCGGCGACGCCGACCCGCACTACCTCGCCCGGCTCCGCGGCCAACTCGCCGCCATCGCCGGCGGCTACGTCCCGGCGCCCCCGGATGCCCCCGCCCTCGAAGGTGGCCCGCACCCGCGGGTAGTCGCCGAACTCGCCGGCATCGGCCGGGCGATACCGGAGCCAGACCGGGAACAGGCCGCCGCCATCAACCAGATCCGCCGCCCCGGCCCCCTCGGCATCGACTGCCCCACCTGCCACGCCCCTATCGGCCGACCCTGCAAGACCCGGCTGCGGAAGAACACCCCGCGACCACACGGTGCCCGCCGCCGCATCGCCGCCGGCCAGCCCGCGGCAACCGAGACCCCCGCCGAGATCGAGCAGCGCCGCGCCGCCGCCCTCGCCTATCTCGCCCGGGAGGGCGCATGACCGGCGCGCCCATGCCACCCGAACTCCGCCGCCTCCGCCCGCCCGCGCTCACCGTGCCGTGCCCGTACTGCCAAGCCGTCCCTGGCGCCCGCTGCACCACCCCCAGCCGTCGCCGGTACACCACCCCGCACCCCTCCCGAACTGCCCTCACCAGCAGAACGGCCCCCAACCCATGAGCCACCAATGCCCGCCCACCTGCCACCGCTGCCCCGACCTCGACGACGACGTCATGCCCGGCTGCATGGGCACCGCCTCCAACCAAAGCGCGCGAGAAGAAACTCGCCGACTCCTCACCTGGTGCACCTGCTCAGCGAACCTGGCCCTGCCCGCCGAAGACAGTGCCGCCGCCCGAATCGCCCTGCTCGAAGCCCGCGTCGCAGACCTGGAGGCCCGTCTGTGACAGTCCCGCCAGCCGCTCTCGCGATCATCCGCGCCGCCCTCGATGACTACCTGCTCACCACCCGGCCATCGCACGCCACCTCAGACGGCCAGACCGCCCAGATAGCCCAATACCTCACCAGCAACGGCTACACCATCACGCCCAACAACCCCGAGAACGGCCACAAACGCACCCCAGAGCACCGAATGGGCCCCGCAAAGCCCCTCCCGTAAATCGTCACCCGAACGACCGTCAAAGCGCCACACAGAGCCCTCGCTCAAACGACACACAGAACGGACACCCCATGACCGACCACCACACCCGCGCGGGCCAGACCTACCGCAGCTGCGACCCCCGCGAGTCCATCCGCATCCGCATCCTCATCGAGGCGTACCGGCCGGGCGACGCCCGCGCGCACATCGTCGACGCCGTCACCGGCAAGCGGCCTCGGCAGATCCTCGTCAGCTCGCTGCACACCAGTCCGACCACTGCCACCGGGGCACCCCGCCGCACCGGGTACGCCCTGGAGACCGACGAGTGACCAGCTGCGCGCTATGCGGCCGGCGCCTCCGCCGACCCGCCGCCGACGGCCTCGGCCCCGTCTGCCGCCGAGCACTCCAACTCCGCCCGCTGCGGACGCCGGTGGCCGTCCCGGAAACCCCCGTCCCCACAGTCCCCGGCCAGCTTCCGCTCCCTATCCCGATCACCACCACGAGGTACCACCGATGAGCCACCAGACCCTCACAGCAGCAGAGGCTGAGCGCCGGATGGCCGACGCCGCACACGCCGAGGCGCAGGGCCGGTACCGCGAGGCGGCCCACCTCTACGACCGGCTCGGCAAGGAAATCCAGGCCCAGTTCGGGCGCTTCGACTCCCGTGTGCTGGACGCCTTCGAGGGAGTAGCCCGCGCGGTCCGCAGGGGCACGAAGGACGGAGGGTCATGGTTCGCCCGGCCGTAGCCGCCGCCCCGGATGCAGCGTCCGAACGCGCCTCTCACCTGGACGGACGGTGTCCGGATATCCCGCCGGACGCGCCCGGACAACTCCCTCTCCTCATCCCGACCACCACCACGAGGACACCGTGAGCCAGCCACCCGCCGAACTGATAGCCAACGTCAAACAGGTCGAGGCCGAGCGCGACGCCGTGTACCGCGAACGCGCGCACCTCCTCGCCTGGCTCGCCACCACCGTGCCCGCGGCCATCACCCCGGCCGCCGACACAGACGAGCCCGGCTGGAACCTCCTCTACCTGACCACCCCCGCCGGTCAGCTCTCCTGGCACATCGCCCCACGGGATGCCGGCCTCTTCGGCCACGTCGAGCACGTGGCCGCCAGCGACCCACGCGCCCAGTGGGACGGCCACTCCACCGACGAGAAGTACAAGCGCATCCGTGCCCATATCCGCTGGGAGCAGCGATGACCTACCGCCCGTCTACCCCCGCCCTGCGCCGTCAACTCCGGACCGAACAGGGCCGCGCCAGCGCCGCAGGCTCCGGCTGCCGCGAGGTTGAGCGTGAACGCGACGCGCTTGCAGCTGCCATCGCCCGCGTGCGCGCCGTATGCGACGCGATCGAGTCCGAACTGGTCAGCAAGGACGACGGAGAACGCACGGTCATCGCTCGTATCCGCAGTGCACTCGGCGGGGAGCAGCGACCGGGGCAACTCCATGAAGGGACCGACCGATGACCATCCGCCATTTCACCCGCGAGCAGCTCGAAGACCTCGGCATCCCGCCGACCGACCCCGACGAAGTCGACTTCGAGGAGCACCTCCTCGCTGACGAGCACGTGACCACCCTGAAGTACACCGCTCTGCGGCGCTGCATCTTCCGCGCCGACGATGACGGACTCACCTACGCGGTGGAGTACGAAGCGCCAACCGACGTGGGCGACTTCGAGGTCGGTGACGGTCCAGACGATCACGGCTGGTACGGCGGCACCGTGAAGGCCGTCCGGGTTGAACCGCGCGAGGTCACCGTCATCCGCTGGGAGCCCGTCTCCGAGGAGGGATTCTGATGACCATTCACCAGCTCGCAACCCTCGCGACGCTCGGTGCCCTCGGGGCCGTGCTCTCGGCTGGCCACGCCCTCGCCGACCACGTCCTCGGCCAGACCGACCACCAGTCGGAACGGAAGGCAGCGCCGTCCCGAGAGGAGATCGAGAGCGGCGCGAACCCCCACCGCGGGTGGGGTGCGTGCCTCACGCACGTCGCCCAGTACCACCTCGTCCTCGGCACCCTCATCGCCATCGCGTGGGCCGTGCTGCCGCTCCAGATGACGTGGGTCGGCCTCGCGGCCGGGCTCGTCGTCTCAGCGAGCACGCACGCACTCCTGGACCGCCGCTGGCCGGTGCGCTGGCTCCTGGAGCACACCGGCTCGCCGGGCTTCGCGACGCTGGAGAAGGGCGGGGTGTCCGGCCCTTACCTCGCTGACCAAGCCCTCCACAAGACGGCGCTCCTCGTGACCGCCGCGCTGATGGCCCTGCTGTAACCCGCGCCCGGACAACGTCCGCGACCACCGGACAACTCCCGGGCAAGGCGCCCGGACACGCCCCTCACCTGCACGGACATCGTCCGGACACCACAACGGGCGCGCCGACCACACCGGTCGGCGCGCCCACCCCGAACAGATCACCGCACGCAAGGACGCCCCATGGAAGCTGCTTCCTTTCCGATCTTTCTGAACGGCCTCGCCCCCGGCGAGCACACCCCCTGCTACGGCAGCGCCTCTCTCTTCGTCGCCAAGGACGGCGACTTCGGCCGCCTCCGCGCCACCTCCGCCAAGGCACTCTGCGCGCAGTGTCCCGTCCGTGAAGGCTGCGCTGACTGGGCTCTTGAAAACGACGAGCGGGACGGCATCTGGGGCGGCCTCACCCCCAAAGAGCGCACCAAGATCCGGGAGCACGACACCAAGTCGTCCCCGCGCGCCGAGTGCGGCACCGCGACTGCATGGCGCGCCCACGTCAGCCGCGGCGAGACCTGCCACGCCTGCCAGATCGAGCAGGAGGAGCGGATCCGAGGCGACCGTCTCGCTCGCCTCGACGCCGAGCACCAGAAAGGCGGCAGCCTGGCCGGGTACCGCCTGGAACTGCTGCTCGGCCTCCCGACGTGCCCCGCCTGCCGAGCCGCACGGAACGCCTACTACAAGGGCCGCCCGCGCACCCCCAAGTGGTACCGCCGCAGCGGCGGCGCCGCCTCCAGGACAGCCGCCTGAACTGCCCGGACAGCTACCCCGGACACGCCCGTACATCCTCACCGGACATCCGGACACAACCCATCTGGCCAGCACGGACACTCGTCCGGATGCCCCGTCCGGACACCATCCGCACCCGAACGGACACCATGACCGCCATCATCGTCATCGCCGCCATCGCAGCCTGGCTCCTCTACCGCCACCAACGCCCCCAGACCGGCGCCGGTGCCTCCGCCGAAGCCCGCGCACGCCAACTCCGCAGCCCGCTCATCCGGTTAGCCGACGCGGTCGGCATCCAGACCCGACGTGGTCGGCAGGCCGCCCGCTACCGCGCCGGCGCCGAGGGGGAGCGCCGGACCGCCGCCCGCCTCGCCCCGCTCCGGAACGAGGGCTGGACGATCCTCCACGACCGCGCACTGCCCGCCGGCCGAGCCAACGTCGACCACCTCGCGATCAGCCCCCTCGGCACCGTCATCCTGCCGGACACCAAGCGCTGGTCCGCCCGCTACCGCCTCCGCGTCGTCGACGGCCGACTCCTCCACGGCAACCTCGACGTCACCGACCGCCTCCGCGGCCTTCGCCACGAAACAGCCGTCGTTTCCAACGCCCTCGGCGTCCCTGTCACCCCGCTCGTCATCATGGACGGCGCCCCGATCGACGGCGGTGAGCTGACGCTGGGCGGTATCCGGATCGTGCCCGCGGACCGGGCCTGCGCGGTCCTGCGCATTCTGGGGCGCATCTCAGGGCAGCGCCATGCTGGGGAGATCAGCAATGCGGCGGAGCGCCTGTTCCCGCCGCATACGAAGGTGCATCGCGGGTAGGGGCCAGCACCCCTTGGTGAACGAGCAGGTACGGGCAACCTGCCATCTATTCTGGACCTGGCGCGCTGCCAGTTGCCTCTCGGCCGCAGCGATTTGGGAAGGGCCTATGAGGTCTCTCCCTCATCCTGGCTGGGAGGCTCCGGTATTCCCAGCAGGAAATACAACGAGTCTCCCCACTCCGACCAAGCCCGCAAGGTCTCTCGACTGATCATGTGGATATTCTGAGATCGAGCAAATTTACTTGCAGGCTCGGAGAACTGCCCGCTCGCTACCATGACCACGATGTCAGCCTTATGCACTGGCCGCGCCGTCCCGTTCAGGCGCTGAACAGCCCCAGAATCAACCGAGCGATTCCCTTTATTGTGTTTGCATTGAAACACTATCCGCCGCCCATCGGGCGTATCCGCAATAACGTCTGCCCCTAGGTCCCCCGACCCTCCAGTCCGCCAAGCCTTCATTCCGTCGCGGTCAGCTAGCCATCGCACAAGAATTTCAAAATTCTTGTGGTCGAAGTTATCGATTTCATCGAGGGTGAATTTTGTTTCATTTTCGTAGAAGCGTGCGCGCCTGCTGTTCAGCGCGCGAACATCTGCGAGATCGGCATCCAGCCCTTGCTGGACTTTCTCGGCTTCGCGCTTCGCGGCCAGGGATTCATCCCATGAGATACCTATCTCCTCTAGGGGGGTTTTCCAATCACTTCCTCGCTCCCACTGGGCAACGAACGAACCGAAGCCGAACTGGTTGCGCATTTCTACAAAAAGGTCGGATGCTCGTTGCCAGGCTTGCGATACCTTCCAGATCAAGTTACTCATCTTCGCCGTGGCCCGATTGACGGCTTCTCGGTATTCCGCCTGGGCGAACGGAATATTTTGGAGATCTGAATATTTCGAGGCGCGCATAGTGTCGCGCCGCTCCCTCAGGTGATCACGAATTTCTTTCATTGCCGTGCAGCCCCGAGAAGCAATGCGCCCCTCCTGTTCCCAGAGAAAGCATGCCAGGAGGTCGTCGGAGCTGGCCTTGCCGATGAGATCCCCCATCAACTGGCGCAACTCCTTGTCGGTGTACCGCTTAGGGGCAACTCGGGCCGTGGCGTCAATGATCACGGCGGGAGCGTACCGAACTCGTCACGCGTCCCCAAACTCGAACTTCGAGGGCGTCCCCCTTTTTCAAGATCGTTTTCTTTGGTTCTGCATCCGCAGGTTAACTATTTCCCAGTCAAATTTCGTGTGAGGTCGGCCAGTTGACATATGTGCGGCGATATTTGATCTTGAATTCTGCAAGTGGCGGCGAGATAGGGAAACGCAGGAGGTGAGCCGGAAACTCAACGCCACAGCAGTTGCGCGAGCGAGCGGTAGAGTCCTACGAAAGCGGGTGGAACCTCTGCCCAACGTCACCCCCAGACGTCAGGGCCACCGCCCTGCCACTCGATGAGTCGCGGGTCATTCAGGCTGATCGAGCACTCCTCCAGCCCGGCGGGCCGCAGGAACTCGACGACATCGCGTGGACCATAAGCCAGCCCCAGAATCGTCGCGGCGACCGTTACTCGCCGACCGCCCGTCGGCGATGCTGGTTGCACCACAACAGGTGGACGCTCGTTCGTGCATCCACCGTGACACCGCACGGCTGGAGCTGCACCCGCAGGCGTCCGCTCGGCATCGACTGCGAGGGCCCATCGAGGGCATCGAGGCGTTCGGGACCTGCCGGCCCAACACGGAGCTCAGACTCCCTGGCTGGCCGATCCTTTTCAGCCGTTGCGCCTACAATCAGCCAGTGGCTGACCTACCTGACGAACTGGTGTCCCTCGAACGTGCTGCCGTGACTGCATACGAAAAGGTGCGCACCTTCCGGCAGGAGTACGGGCCACCCGACACCGACGGCATCTGGACCGAGGCGCAGCACGCCGCCCGGCAAGAGGCATGGGACCAGTGGCGGGAGGCCGCTGGCGCCGTGCAGGCCGCGATCACCGCGCACGCAGAGGCCGCGGGGGAGAACCGGCCCGCGATCGAGATGGCTGTGAAGAAGGCCGCGCGCGCGGCGTGAGCATCTTCCGTGTCATCCTCCACTTCGACCCCGAGGGGCCGAAGGTTACGGGTGAGTGGGCGGTCGAAGAGACCGCCCTGCGCTGCTTCCGCTCGTGGGTGGGGCTGTACGGAAGTGCCGCCGGCGTGCGCATCACCCTGGTGGAAGAGCCCGCCGAAGCCGGGGGTGGGACGGTGTTGCGGACGTGGCCTGCTCCCGAGCTGCCGGCGGCTGCTGCTCTCAGGCGAGAGGGATGACGTCCAGGACCGCGATGGTCTTGTGGGTATGACTGATGAAGACCAAGGCGAGCGCGCCGTCAGTGAGCACCGTGCGATTCCACTCGTCAGCTTCGCCGCGGGGGCGAGTCTGACCGATCGGATCCCAGCAGGCGGCTTCCAAGGACAGGGTGAGCGCTTCGCTCGCGGCTGGCGGGAGGGCGTCGTGGGCAGCCTCGGTGCCGGGGTCGTAGATGAGCCGGTACAACGTGCTGACCTCCCGGTCTGCCTGGATCACACGGTCGCCGGTGAGGTCGACGTGCGGGCAGAGTATCGGATCAACAACAGTGAGTTACCCGATTCAGTCAGGCGGCACCGCGGGCGCGGATGCGACCGGCGGCCTCGACCAGGTGGTCGGTGCGGTCGATCCATTCTCCCGGCATCGTCTCGCCGCGGGTCTCGCTTGCAGCGAGTACGTGGCCGTGGTCGGTGGCAGCCAGGACGCGCCGGGCAACACCTTCCCACTTCTCGAAGATGGAGACGAGTTGGTCCACCGGGGCCCGGTTGATCTCGCCCAGGAACCGCTGAGAGAGGTGAGGGTCGCCGAGCGCGTTGCAGATGGTCTCGATGGTCCACGCCTCGCTGCCGCTCATGCCGCTGCCGCCTCCCTGGGCTCGCCATTCGTGATGCACGATAGCGCACAGCCCGCCATTACGTGACGGAATATGCCACTGGAAAATGCCATATTCGCAGGTCAGGAAGCCGCCCTCCCCGCGCACGCGGAATGGCGAGCCATCACCGGCGCCGAGTCGAGGCGGTTACCGAAACCCGGCTACAGGCAGCTCACCGGACCGCTACTGTCGCCGCGTGCGATACGCCCACTACTGCGAGTCATGCGACGCCCGGTCACCCCACCGGCACGACGACTACGAAGCCCGCCGCGACCGCGACCTCCACCGCCGCATCGCCCACCACCGCCTCGAACCACGCGACCGCATCGAGGAGATCCCCGGCCCCATCCACACGACGGCAAGCGCACTCCTCTCCGGCGCGGCGGCCGGCGCGCGGAGAGCGGCCCGATCCCATGGAATGCAGCAGATGCGCCAGACCACCTACTGGAAGCAGGCCGTGCGGCTGCTGTGGATCGGCGGGGGCGCGCTCTTCTTGCTGTCCCTGCTCCTGCGGCGGCACCCATGAGACAGCGGAGCCCCCACCGCAGCGGAGGCTCGACGCCTGCTCCTACCGGCAGTCAGGTCCGGTCGACCTGCGAGACCCGCACGCTCTTGATGTCCGCGATCTTCCCGTTCTCGATCTCGGCGTCCACTGGGGCGATGTCCCCCCTCTTCGCCTTGCCCACGCCGAGTTTGTCGGCGGTCACGCCCGTCTTCCCGAGCACATCGCCGTCCCGGTCGAGGAATTCGAGCTGCGCGAAGTAGTCCGCGGCCTTCGGCCCGGAGTTATGGATCTCGTAGTGGACCACGTATGCCTTCGGCCCCCACACCGCGTGGTTCTCGACACCGCACTTGAGGATCTTCACGTCCTTGACCGCAGACGGCTTTTCGCCGCCGTCGGCCGCGACGGGATCCGGCTTCGATGAAGTCGTCGACCCTGCTGAGGATTCACTCTTCCCGGCTTGACCGGTCCCCGAGCATCCAGCAAGTAACCCGGCAGCGACGCCGGTTGCGGCCAGCGTGAGCGCGATCCTGCGCATGATCCCCTCCTGTGCCACGCGGCGATGCCCCCGGCACCTGCGACCGCGATGGCTCGTGCAGGACCGTACAGCCCACAGCGCCCGCCTTGAGGGGATTCGCGCAACTCCGCCCCCACCACCTCCCGGCGGAGGCGGAGCCGCACCTACTCGCCCCGAGACTCCCGAGGCCAGTACGCACTCTCATCACGCGCGATTGCATACGACACGGCGAACCGGTCCGCTGGCATCCTCGTTTGATTCACCTCGACCACCTGGTCGCCCACACGAGACACCCGAGTCACCACCAGGACGGGCAGGCCAGCTCCTATCCGCAGCTGCTCCTGCTCAACGTCACGCGCCGGCCGAGCGGAGACGGTCTCCTCCCACTCGATCACGGCGTCGAAATGCTCCTCGATCCGGTCGTAGATGCCGCCGGGCCCGGTCTTGACGGCGCCGAGCACCGGCAGCTGGCCGACCAGCGACATCGGCAGGTAGGACGTGGCGAGTTGCAACGGGCGCGCGGCGTCCGGGGGGCCGACAGCGCGGTCCCGGATCATGACGTGTTCGCCATGCGCTACACCGAGCAGATCAGCCACGTCGGTTGGAGGCACCCCCACTTCCTGGGTCGGCGTGCCGATGCCACGCCAGTCCTGGGCTCCCAAGTCGAAGAAGTAGCCAAGTTGGTCGCGGTAGGCGTGCCGATCCCTGGCGACGATGGGCGCTGGGGCGGCTGGGCGGATAAAGGTCCCGCGTCTCCCCTCGCTGAACAGGAGCCCTTCTGCGACCAGGTGCTTTACCGCGCGGTGGGCTGTCTCGCGCGCCACGCCATATCGCACGCGCAGGCGTTCGATCCCCGGGATCGGCTTCTCAGCCGGCCATAGGCCAGCTTCCACATCGCGCCGGATTCGCGCCGCGACGTCTCGATAGCTGGCCACTTCGTCATCACCCCTTTGGCTCATCGTTCACCTCCTATCCTATACAGGCCCCATCTATGTGGGGTAGTGTTCCCAGTGTCAGAACGCAAGCGGCCCTGACCTGGTCTTGCACACCAGGTCAGGGCCTATGCGACTCCCTGCCTGAGCAACCAGGAGGAACCCGCATGGCAACGAAGCCTATCCTGGGTAGTCCATCCCTGTCGGTTTTGACTATCCGGCCGCGACGCCGCATCGCCCAGCGCCACCTCAACGCCGCCGCCCACGTCAACCACGACGTCCTGTACACCACCATCAGCGCCGGAATGATCCTCATCCGCCGCTACCTCGTCGACCACGGCGCCACCCCTGAGTTCGCGGACCGCTACGGCTCCGCCTTCGGCCGCGTCGCCGCCAAGACCTACCGGACCACGCGCGACACCGAACCCCGCAAGGCGTGGTCCAACAGCACCGGCCGATGGCGCCGCGTCATGGGCTACCTGCCCGACGACACCGACATCCTCAACACCGCGCTCGCCGCCTACCCCCGCACCGCCCGCCTCACCCCGAAAGCCGCGGACCACACACAGCCCCGCGTGGAGGCGGACCGCACGACGAACGAGCACACCGTGCACGCCCCCAACGGCGCTGAATTCGTCGTCATGGACGCCGGCCGCTACGAGACCCGAATGGCTCGCGACGTCCGCCCGCTCGTCATGACCGACGGCCGCACCTGGACGGTCGGCGCCGCCCATCTCGGAGGACACTCCAGCGCGCCCATCGCGTGGCTCCCGGACGTCCCCGCCTCGACGCTCGCTCCGCCCCCGGAAAGTAGCGGCGTGAACCCCGAGTACTACTGCGACTCCTGCCACGGCTGGCACGCCGGACCTTGCTGCGCCATCGCCAGGGACCAGAACGGCGGTGAGCGGTGATGATCTGCTGTGGCAAGCCAATGCAGTACCAGGGTGAGGGCTACTGGGTCTGCACCGTCTGCCAGGCCAGCTACCAGGGCTCCGGCAGTGTCTACCCCGCGCCGACCAGTGCCCTGCTGGCTGTGCTCGCACTGGCGGCTGTGAGCAGTAATGGCGCCTGACCTCGACGGCCCTACGGCCAATGAAGACGACGTCGACGGTGCCCTCTTTGGGCCATATGACGACAGCGACGAAGACGAGTGAGCCTCACCTGACCGTGCTCCCTTCCCTGCTGGGCCCGCGCCGCCTGCGGGCCCAGCCCTCCGTCCCATACGTGCGAGGGCGACCTCCCAGCTGATACCGAGTCGCCCCACCAGCCTTTGCGGTCCCCGGCATCACCCCCAGAAGGCGGCGATGCCGGGGCCGTGGCCGCTCGCATGGAGACGCCAGACCAGACAGGCGAAACCCTGGGGTGCAGCCCGGGGCCTCCGGGAGAACCGCATATGTTCCGCCGCAACCGCAGCACTGCCCTCGACGTCGGCGCCATCCGCGAGGCCACCTCCCTCCTCTGGGAGTCCACTGCCCTCAGCGCGAGGTCCATCGCTGCCAACGCGCGAGGTGACTCGGCTACCGCGATGCGCGCCGCCGGTGCAGCAGACCGCCCTGCCGAGGAGGCCGTCCGCAAGACCCGCAACGCCGGATGGACGGGCTGACCGCCCACCGCGCCCCGGCCGGCATCGCCCAGCCAACTCCCTTACCGCCGTACCAAGGAGAACCGGATGTCCGACACCGAGGTCGCCAAGGCTGCTGAGATCGCCGTGGGCGCCCTGACCGGCCCCTGGGTCGCGCGGGCCGCCGCTGGTGCGGGCCAGATCTTCGACTGGTTCATCTCGGCCCGCTGAGGCTGGCGGCCACCCGGGCCGTCCCCGTCCCCGCCCGGTGCCGGGTGCGGTCCGAGGAGCCGCCAACCCGACTCTCGTCCCTCTTCCCACCAACACCGCACCGGAGACCGCCATGCTCCCTTGCCGTCTCAAGGCCCGGATCATCGCCGCCGAGGCCCGCCGGATCGACCGCGCCGCCGTCTACCTCGCTCTCCAGGCCACGAACCCCGCCTACGCCGAGGTCTACGCCGGCCGCGAGCCCCGACGCATGGACCGCCGCGGACGCCTCCTCAAGCGCCTGTAGCGCCGCCCCGCAGACACCCCGACGACCCCCGAGGACACCCCCATGACCCCGTCCGGACACCCGGACACCACATCCGGACAGCCCCGCATTCCCGGCGTCCGGTACCGCAAAACTAGGCGGCACCGGACCGAGACCACCACCATCGGAGGCATCAGCGAGACCCGCGAGGTCCCCTACGAGGTCTACGAGCCGATCCCCCCGCGCGACCCGGACGACATCATCCTGCGCGGCGTCACCGGCGTCGCCGTCGGCGTGACCGCCCTGTCGGTCGCCGGGACCACCGCGAGCGTCGGCGGTCTCCTTGGCCACCTCATCCCCGCGCCCGTCGCGTACGGCGTCGCGCTCGTCTTCGACTCGGTATGGCTGGCTTGCCTCGGGGTTGAGTGGCTGGAGCGTCTGGACCCCCAGCGCGCCTGGCCCGCCAGAATCGCCGGATGGGCCGCCCTCCTCATCGGCATGGGCGCCATCGCCGCGTACGGCACCACCCTGGGCCAGCCCGTCGCGGGCGTGGCCGGCGCCGCCGTCGGTCTCCTCGCCAAAGGACTGTGGTGGCTGGTCCTGAGGCACTACGCCGTGCCGCTGAGCGAGGGCGTCGCGCACTGGCTGCGGCGCCGCCGGGAGAAGACAGCCGCTAGGACACTGCTGTCGAGTCAACTGCGGCGCCTGGACAAGCGCGAGGCGTACATGCAGGCGGCTTACGGGCCAGCGGCCGTGACAGCTGCTGAGGTCGTGGAGATCGAGGACCCCCAGCCCGTGCAGGCCGTCGCCGCGCCTCCCGCCCCTGCGCAGGGGTGGGAGGCCGCCCCGGCAGTTCCCGCGGCCCAGCACGCCCCGGCCCCGATCCCGACGAACACCGCCACCCCCAGCACGCAGATCACGCCCCCTGCGCCCTCCATCAACACCGCCCCCGCCTCGGCAGGCGCCCCCGGGTCTGCGGCGGGCGGCGCGCCGAACCCCAACACGGTCTCCCCGATAGGGCAGTCCATTGCCGCGACCATCCGCGCCGCCCTCGTGGACACATCCGGCATCACCGACGAAGACCTCCTCGACCACGTCCGAAGCGTCCACGGCGATCGGCCCCGCCTCGCCGACACCGTGACCCGCACCCGTCGCCGCATCGAGAGGAGGGCATCGTGACCGCCCTCGTCACGGCCGGCGCCTGGTGGTCGGTCAGCGTCCTCGCGCTGGCCGGCCTCGCCGCCGCCTCTCCCCGCGCGGTGCGCCCTGCCCTGCGAACCACTGCGGTCCTGCTGCCGGTCGCTGCCGCTCTCGCTCTGCTCTGCGCCCTCGGAGGCCACCATGCCTGACCAGCAGCAGGAAGCCCTGATGCTTGAGCGTCTCGCGGTCATCGACGACCCGATCTTCTTCACCTCACCAGGCGAACTGCTGGCGCAGGCCGCAGAAGAGGAGCGGCGTCGGGCAGCGGGGCCGAAGATCCGGATGGTCAAGGCACCTCGGCCAGCTCCCGAGCCACAGGTCGAGCTGGAGTCGAAGCCCGCGATCACCGGTGAGGCCACGGCCACCCCGAAGCCCGCCGCCCCGCTGGCTGGCGGGGCCCGCCTCCCCGGCCCTGGGCAAACCGTCGACCTGGACAAGGACTGGTGGCCCCGGCCGGCCCCGACCGACGTCCAGACCGTTCCCCCCGAACCGGCTACCGAGCCGGAAGCGGCACCGGCTGCGACGCAAGACCAGCCCGCCTCCGCCGATCCCGTAGACGTCGCGGGCTACATCGTCCGAGCCCACCTAGCCGGGAAGGACGACGGGGGAGGCGCGTACGACCGGATGGCCGAAGCTCTCGAAGCCCTCGGCGACCGCCTCACCCCGCCCCCCGAGCCCTTAGCGAACCAGTGGGAGACCCCGCTGGGCCGCATCGCCTGGTGGGGCATCTACAACGGCGGAGCAGCCGCCGCGGCCCACTGGGGCCCCGCCATCGCCGGGTATCCCACGTGGTCACTACCCCGACTCGTGCACGACCTCATCGCGTCCACCACCGTCCCGTCCTTCCATTGGTCCACCAGCCTGATTGTCTCGGGCATCATCGCCGCGCTGGTCCGGTGGCAATGGGACAAGCGCACCCGCAAATTGCCGTTCGGGCTGGACTGGGCTGCGCGTATCCCCCTCGCCTCCGTCATCGCAGGCAGCTTCACCGCCACCTGGGCCGTCATCGTCCATCTCGTTACCGGAGCTTCGGCGTGAAGATCGCTACCTCAATTTCCGTTGCCACACTGTCGATTGCAGTGGTCCTCATCGGGCTGAACCTCCGGTCATTTTGGAAAGGCAAGAAGGACCCCAAAATCCTCTTCCCCGGATCCGGAGGAATGGTGTTCGGCTCCACCCTGGCCGCATGCGTCGGCGGCGCCCTCGGAACGTCAGCAGGGGCCGTTGCCGGAGCTGGCAACGGTGTTTCCGGGATCGTTCCGTGGGCCACTGGAGCCGGTGACCGAGGCGTTGCCGTCGGGCACGCCACGGGCCTGACCGTAGAAGGCGGAGTCATCGCAGTCCTCGTCGCCGTCCTCGGGTTCCTGGCTGCCCGCGAGGGCGCCAAAACTTCTAAGAAGCGCGTTCTCGGAGGTGCCTTCTGCGGCATCGTCCTCACCTACACCGCTGGAATTGCCGCCCTCGTCGCCGCCTACCTCATCCCCGCCTATAACGAAGTCGGGCGACAGCTAGTAGCGGCGGTTGAGGGGGCACTGTGAGTAGCCGAGTTCGCCGCATTGGGGGACGGTTTGCGGAGGGTCACGCCGCGCTTTCTGAAACGGTCACTCAGGGCCTGATCCAGGGCGGGAAATCAGGGCGATCCCGCGCCAGGAAAGCTGCCCGGTCCCTCGGGAAATGGGTTACTACAGGGGAAGGCGCCACGGACGTCCTCGTACGAATCGGGCTCATCCTCGCCGTCGTAGGACTCGGCGTGTATTTCATGCCTCTCCCCTCCCTCTACGCGCCCGTCGCGGCCGGGGGGCTAGCCGTATGCGTAGCTTTCGCCGCGTGGCGGTCTCCTCTCATCGGTGCCGCACTCGCTGTCGTGTTGATCGCCGCATTCGTCCACCCCGTGATCATGTGGCCGATCGCGGGAGGCTGGTGCGTCCTGGCATGGCGGGCTGCCTCCCGAGGAAAGGAGAGTGAGGAGAATGCCGACTCCCCGGAGAAGGACGCCGAAGGGGCCGCTGAAGAGGGGAGCGAGGAGGCTGTCTCGGAGCGGGTGCCCGACCCTCTCCTGATGCTCACCGCCAACCTCATCGGCAATGCCCGCGGCGTCCACCTGAAAGACATTGTGCAAGCCCTCAACCAGGCCGCCCCCAACCGGCAGAGGACCACCGCGGAAGTGCGCGCCGCGCTGGCGCAAAAGGGGGTGTTCACGAGGGCCAGCGTGAGGGCCCCCAAGGGGGCCATTCCGGGGGCCGAGGAGGGGGTCACCCAAGGCATTCATCGGGACGACTTGGAGGCCGCCATCGGCTCCTTCCCTGTCCCTACCCCCAAGGCCCTCTCTGCTGAAGCTACTACGCCCGCTACAGAGCCTGTGACCTGCGATGTAGCAACATCCGCTACGACTGTAGGACTCGCTGTAGCGCCCCCGCGCTCCAACGTTGCTCGGGCAGCAGTCTGATCTGGCCGGTCTCGCTGGCTACCCTGCGTCGCAGGATGCTTGGCGAGACCGGCCGGCACCCGCCGACTGGCATACCACTGAGGAGGATTCGCAATAAACCGATCTGATTTCATGACCGGCGATGACAGTAAAGCCGAAGCCGGACCGCTCGCAGACGAGGTCAATGAGGGAACTCCTCAAAACGTTGCCGATGTCGTCCACGAAGCAATCGACGTTGGACGTTTTGGAAAAGCGCGGCGACCTCTAGCTGTGCTGTCTCGGGAGATTGGTTACAACTCATGTCCAGAGGCTGACGCAGCCGAGAGCGTCAGTGGCTGCCTTGTCAACCCACCATCATTAGCCGGACGTTAAGGGCCCTCCCAGTTGCCTCCGTAGGCTTCTGTTCATGACGACCGACCGCACGAGCGTCACCATGGGCCTTTCGACACGACCGGGTACGACTGCCCTCAGCGGCGATGCTGCCGTGGTGCACACCCTGGCCGACCAGACCACGGCGGTCGCCGTCGTGGACGGCATTGGTCACTCCGAACGCGTGTCCTCCGTGGCCACGCTGCTCGCCGAGGTAGCCGCCCGCGTCGCCGCCCGGCGTGGCGCCCTGGCCGGACTACTCAGCGCCGGCGAGCTGGTGGCCGACCCCGGCGCTGAGGAGGAACCAGAGCCGGACGGCGTCGCCGTGGTGGCGGTCACCGCACCTGCGGACGACACCACCCGGATCGCCTGGGTAGGTGATGCCCGCGCCTGGGGCTGGGACGGCACACGGCTCCGCCAGTACTCCACCGACCAGACCATGGGCCAGTTCCTACGCGTCTACGGCGGGCCAGCAGCAGAGCTCGCCGACCATCACGACGTATGGGTCCGCGCATCCCTCGCCACAGCCGTCGTTGCCACCGTCCGCGAAGCCGAGATCCCCGACCGGCTCGTGCTGCTCACCACCGACGGCATCCACGACACCCTTGGCCACGACGAGGTCGAGGCACTGGTACGCGCACATGAGGGCCACCCGCAGGCCCTCACTGATGCCCTGGCCGCGGCCGCCCGCGAAGGCCGCACCGGGGACCGAGACGACGCCACTGCCGTGGCACTCCTCCATCTGCCCACCTGTTGGTACCCCTCGTAGGAGCGATGACGACCGGTCCCTCCACGCGCAACTCGCCCCGTTGTAGCCGTAGCACAGGTGTGCCAGCACGCCGCCCGTCTGATTTAGACACCAAATGTGCGTGACACATATTCAGTCCAGGACAATTCTCGCCCGCCGCCGGAATGGCTGACGGTGCCGTCATCCAAACGATCCTGCCTCCCAATGGGGCTCTCGTGGTAAAAAACCTTTGCAATGATTCCGTACTTCCCTTCCATGATTCCCTCTTCTTGCGCGATGATACTATCGGGACCGGTTGCTTTATATCCCGAAAGATCCACGTGGGCGCCGTACCCCCCGTGCTCGTTGTACCATTCGAGATCGCGAATGATGTCGCCAATATCCACAAACCACATCCGATGGTGAGGATCACTCTTCACCAATGGGACCTCTTGGTCGAATTGTACGACGGCGGCACCCTTTAGTTTGACAGTGGCAGTAAATGGGATCTTGAGTGACTGCTCTTTGAGGCGCTGAGTAGCAGTTACTTTCCTCCCCGCGGGGACTATTACGGGGGTGGAGAAACCCCAATCACGATCTTTCGTCCTGGTTGAAACGTGCTCGACGTTGAAATTGATTTCGCCATACCACTTCGCCGACCCGCCGGCTACCAGGGGAAGGCTCACGTTTCCTGACACCTCGACGCCGATCTTAAATCCGCCACCCAGCTTCCATGAATAGGTGTCCGTCGTTTTGGACTTAAGGTCGGCGGTTTGCGTTTGATCCCTAGATGAATCATTGACAAGTTCTCGGGATACCAAAAACGTCCATGAGTCAATTACGTTTTGGCTGTGGTGGTAATCAATCGCCAATTTCTCGACTACCTTGAGTTCGCTGGCGGAATTCTTGCGTAATTCGCTGCTCTTGGAGTAATCCCAATTGGTTGCATATGACCAACTGTAGCTCCCCCTGCCGTTGTTGTAGTACGCGATCGTCCTGTCGGCCCACTTCTGCACGATTTCGTCAATAGAGAGGGACATTGTTAGCCTCCAGAATTTGTGTGGCACGTCAGACTTCCGGCTTGCTGCCACTCCCCGAGCCGATGGGCCTTAAAGCCTTCAATTTGAAGATCATCTCGTAGCGGCTGGTCATGGCTGAGGATCTCGGTGTGGCTGATGTGATCACGGCGTCGGTGCTCTAGCAGACCTAAGAGCCCCCTCAGACCCGCAGCTTCTGCCCTGTCATGCGTTACGGGAAAGCCTTTAGGTGACCAAGGGATTTCTCTACTGAAGTACCGTAGGAGGGGAATGCGATATTCCGGAGACAGGAACAAGACAGTTATTCCCGGTGCGATCCTCCAGCTTGCGCACCTCTCTTAGGCACCGGGTACGCGCCCTTACCCTCGGCCGGGGAAGGAGGGGCCGCATGGGGAAGAGCATGGTCAGGCGGGACGGCGCCCGCGCCCGCGAGTTGGAGATCGTCCGCCTACGTGTCCAGGGCCTGTCGTTCGACGGGATTGCCGAGCGCCTCGGCTACTACGATCGATCCGGTGTGAAGCGGGCGTGGGACCGGGTCATGGCCGCGCAGCTCGCCGATCAGGTGCAGGACCGGGCCGCCGCTGCTCAGGAAGAGCTGGCCCGCACCGACTGGATCATCAGCAGCATGGCGCCGCGCGTCGAGGACGGCGACTCCCGGGCCGCGCAGGTGGCCCTGAACGCCATCGAGCGCAGGTGCAAACTCCTCGGCCTGGACGCGGCGCAGGCCGCCGACGTGACCATCCGACAGATCACCGTTCCCGCGGACGAGGCCGACCGAAAGCAGCAACTCGCCGCCGTCGCCGCCGAAATCACCCGCCGCACCGCGTCCGGACAGAGCCCGGACGCCGAGGCCCTGTTGTCCGGACTGTGACCGAATACGCCGGATACAGCGACGCCGCGCTCCATGCCGAAGCACGCCGCCTGGCCGCGCTTCAAGATCCGGCGATGATGGGCCTGTACCTCCATCCCGGCGGCGCGTACCGCGTACGGGCACACACCAGGCTGATCGCCTCCGCCCTCGCCCAGTTGGGGCCGGACGCGGACCGACTGCTGGTCACCACTCCGCCGCAGGTCGGTAAGTCAGTGCTCGTCTCCGAGCTGTTGCCGGTGTGGTGGCTCGCCCGGCGCCCCGAGGACCGCATCGCGATCGCGTCGTACGCCGGCAGCCTCGCCACGAAGAAGGCCCGCGCCGTACGTCGCCTGATCGCCAGCCACGGCGCCGAGTTCGGGCTCCATCTCCAGCACGGCGAGCAGACCGCCTACGACTGGTCCCTCACGGCCGGCGGCGGGGTACGCGCCGTCGGAGTCGGCGGCGGTCTGACTGGCCACCCGATCACCGGTGTCGGGATCGTGGACGACCCGCACAAGGACCGGAGGGAAGCGGACAGCGCGCTGATGCGCGAACACGTCTGGGACTGGTGGTCCAGCGTCTTCCTGTCCAGGCTCCGGCCCGGCGTCCCCGTCGTCCTCGTCCAGACCCGCTGGCACCCCGATGACCTCGCTGGCCGCGTCCTCAACCATGAGGGCACCGCGACCGAGGGCGGCCGATGGCACGTGGTCCATCTCCCCGCGCTCGCCACTCAGGAGGACGACCCGCTCGGCCGGGCCCCCGGGGAGCCGCTGACACACCCGGCGCTCACCGACGACGAGCGCGAGCAGCTGCTGGCGCACTGGCACGACAAGCGCCGCACTTCGACGCCGCGGGACTGGGGCGCGCTGTACCAGGGGGATCCGCAACCCGCCGAGGGCGCACTCCTCACCCATGCGGAGATGGCCGCGGCGTACTGCCCGACTCCGGCCGCCCCGGCGCGACGGGCGGTCGCGGTGGACCCGTCGGGGGGCGGCCGGGACACCGCCGGGGTCGTCGCGGGGTACCTCGGCACGGACCAACGGTTGTACCTGACGCACGATCGGACACGGCGGATGTCGTCGCACCAGTGGGCGCGGACGGCGTGCACGTTGGCGTACGAGACGGACGCGGCGCTCGTGCTGGTGGAGCGCAACTATGGCGGCGACATGACGACGCTCGCAGTCCGCACGGCGTGGGACGCGCTCCAGCGCGAGGGCACGATCCCCGCTGATGCGCTACCGCCGTACGTACAGCCGGTCACCGCGCGGACCGGGAAACTCCTGCGGGCCGAGCCGGTGGCCCAGCAGTGGCGCGAGGGCCGCGTGCGTCTCGCCGCGCACCTGCCGGAGCTGGTGACCGAGTGGGTGTCCTGGCAGCCCGGCTCTGATTCGCCCGGTCGGATCGACGCGAGTGTGTACCTCGCCTACGGGCTGTTGCGGGCGCCGAGCGCGCGGGAGGCGATCAGCTCGCCCGCTGGCGTCTCCCTCTCATCGGTCAGCGCGGGCCGGGGCGGGATCGGCGCCGCCAGCATCGGCCGATCCGGATACGTCCGTTGACGTGTCCGCGCGGTGTCCGTGCTGGTCACCGGGGTGGCCCCCGCGTCGGGCCGGACACGTCCGGGATCGGTCCGGACGCCCCGCCGGGACATGTCCGGACGGCGAGGCGTCGCGTATGCGCCCATACCTTCCCCCCGTGGTTACCCAGATCATCCTCGCGCTCCTGACCCTCGGCGCCATCGCCCGCGTCACGCGGTTCATCGTCGACGACACCCTGTTCCAACCCGTCCGCACGGCAGTCGGCCGGCGCGCTGACCGGCGGCTCTTCGCGTGGCTCGCCGACCTGATCGGCTGTTCTTGGTGCACCAGCATCTCGGCATCAGCCGCCGCCGCGGTCGCGCACTGGATGTGGCACGACACCACCGCGTACCTGTACGTCGTCGCCGCGCTGACCGCCTCGCACGTTGTGTCGCTCGCCGCGTCCTGGCTGGACTCTCCGTCCCCGCCGCGGCACATCGTGCTGGACCCGCTCACCGTCGACATGGCCGTCCGCGACCAGCGGCGCTGACGAGGAGGGGCAGTGATGGCGTGGTGGAAGCTCCACAAGCGTGACAACGGCCGGGCCCCCGACGGCGCCGTCCTGGCCTCCGCCGCGCTCATCTCCAAAGACCAAGTCCGCACCGTCGTAGGAAAACGCGAGGACTGGCAGGCCGAGGGCTGGGACTTCTACCGCGCCGTGCCCGAACTGCGCGCCGGGGTCACGTGGGCCGCAAGCGGCTGCTCCCGCGCCCGCCTCTACGTCGGCCGCATCGACCCCGACGGCTCCAGCGCCCCCATCCCGGTCAACTCCGACGGCGACGACAACGCCACCCCCGAGCAGGCCGCCACGCTCCTCGCCCCACTGGAGGAACTGGCCGGCGGACAACTCGGACAGTCGGAGATGCTGCGCCGCCTCTCCGTCCTCCTCGACGTGCCTGGGGAGTCGTACCTCCTCGGCTACGACGACCCGGCATCTGGCGCGCGCCGGTGGCTGGTGTGCTCCCCAACGGAGATCACCAGCGCCGCCGGTGGCAGTGCGATCCGCGTGCAGCTCCCAGAGTCGCCGACAGCGCGGGTCGAGCTGGCACTGGAGGCGTGCACGCTGCTGCGGCTGTGGCGGCCGGACGCCGAGGTTGCCCACCGCGCGGATTCGCCGATCCAGGCGCTGCGAGACCCACTTCGGGAGCTTCAGGGGCTGTCCGCTCACGTTCTGGCGACGGTCGAATCACGGCTGGCCGGGGCCGGGTTGATGCTGCTGTCCGATGACGTAGCCCCGGCGACGCCACAGCAGTCCGACGGCGTCAATCCGCTGCATGCGAACCCCGTAGCATCGGCGCTGCTGGAGTCGATGGCGACGCCGCTGAAGAACCGCGACTCGGCCGCCGCGATCGTCCCGCTGCTGCTCACCACCCCGGGTTCGCCGAAGGACAAGTTGGTCTATGAGACGTTCGCGACTGACCTCGACGCGAACGTCCTGCCGCTGCGCGAAGCCGCGATCAAGCGGGTCGCCACCGGGCTGGACATGCCGCCGGAGGTGCTGACCGGCTACGCGGACGCGAACCACTGGAACGCCTGGCTGAGCGACGAAACCGGCATCAAGCTCCACCTGGAGCCCAAGCTGGGGCTCATCGCCGAAGCCCTGACGGAAAGGTACTTCCGCCCGGCCTGGGCAGCTTTGGGTGTGCCCAACCCTGAGGCGTGGGCGTGCTGGTACGACACCAGCGACCTCCGCCAGCGGCCGAACCGGGCACCGGAGGCTGCCGAGGCGCACTCGCGCGGCGTGCTGAGCGATGCGGCGTACCTGCGCGAGCTCGGCTTCTCCGGCGAGGACATGCCGGACGACGAGGAGCAGCAGCGCCGTCTCCTCTTCCAACTCGCCACCACCAACATGCAACTCGCGCCGGCAGCACTGGAGGCGCTTGGCGTGCGGCTCCCGGACAACATCCGGACGGCGACGGACACCGTCCGGACACCGCCCACGGTCTCCCGGGTGCCCGCCGAGCCAGAGATGCCCCGCAACGCTCCGCCGGAGCTGCCCGGCGTCACCGCGTCGGCCGCGGCTGCTGAGGAGTGGCGGATCTCCTGCCTCGACATGGCCGTCCGGCGCGCCCTGGAGCGGGCTGGACAGTGGCTCCTCAACCGCGGAGGGCGCAGCCTTCGCGGGCAGTTGCGCGAGGTTCCGCTCCACCAGATCCACGTCCGCCTCGGCGCCGAGCAGCAGCACCTGGATCAGATGCTCTCCGGCGCGTACCAACTGCTGCACGATGCCGTGCCCGACGAGCCGTGCCTCCATCGGGCGGTCGACCACTATGTCCGCGCGCTCCTCCTCGCGCGGGAGAAACACCACCGCGACTACCTCGCGCGTGCCCTCGCGCAGGCCGGCTGTAACGGACATGCCGCCTGATGGCCGCGCCGGACCCGGGGCTGGCCGCGCGGATGCACGACCGCGCTCGCATCGCTGGAGCGGAGCAACTGCTCGGCCCAGCCGTGCGCGCTGCGGTGGACGGATTCCTCACCGAGGTGCGCGCCGAGCTCGGGCTCGGCCGCGCGGTGACGGCTGCGGCGATGCCATCCGGCGAGGAGCCGGACTGGGCTGGCTTCCCCGGCGCTGGGCTATGGCGGCGCCTGGTGCAGCAGCACATCGTGCCGGCCTGGCGGCGGATCTGGCAGGGCGCCTACGGCCGGACCGCTCCGCAGGCACCGCCCGGGGCCGGGGAGACCCGTGCGGACGACGAGGCCGAGGCCCTGGTGGACCGGTTGCGCGGCTGGCCGCGGCGGGTATGGGAACGGATGCGACGTGCGTGGCGTGATGGTCTCGCACGCGGGGAGTCGCCGGCATGGCTTCGCCAGCGCGTCGCCGATCTGGCGACGTTGGAAGGCTGGACCGGCGACGCGGCTGGCATGACACGCACCGAGGTGATTGGCGCCCTGAACGCGGGCGCCCTCGGGGGCGCGCTGGACGAGCAGTCCCGGACTGGGCGCCGGTGGGCGAAGCGCTGGCTCGCGACGAGCGACGACCGAACCCGGGCGACGCACCGAGCAGCGGACGGGCAAACCGCGCTGCTGGCCGAGCGGTTCACCGTGGGTCACGCTCGCATCCAGTTTCCCGGCGACCCGCGTGGCCCTGCGGGCGAGGTCATCAACTGCCGTTGCTCCCTGCAACTCCGCCCCGCCTCCGAGTAGGAGAACACCGTGCTCATCCCCTGGACATCAGCCCTCGTCGCCGCCGCGTCCCCGACTCCGACCGTGGAGGTCGCCGACGACGGCACCTGGACCGGCACCATCGCGCTCGTGAACGAGTGGAGCGCCGACAACAGGATGCTCGAACTCGTGGGGGGCGATGAGATCGATGTGCGCCCGCTGCCACTTCCGGTGACTGTGCAGTACGTCACCGGCCGGGGGCACGACGGCGCCACGGTCGGGCTGATGACGCTGGACAAGGTCTGGCGGGCTGGCGCGCGGCTGATGGGGATGGGCCGGATCGACATGGAGGACCCGGAGGGTGCTGCGCTCGCCCGCAAGATCCGGGGCGGCTTCTTTCGTTTCGTCAGCGCCGACATCGACCGCGCGGACGGCCGCCTGGTGTGCATCGGTGAGGACGGCGCCCCGGTGGATGACTGCGAGCCGGGTGACGGCGCGGAGACCGGGGAGCTGTACACGCAGTGGCGCATCATGGGCGCGAGCTTGCTGGCGCATCCGGCGTTCCCCGAGGCGCAGATCGGCATGGCCAGCCAACTCGGCGACGTCGCTGAGGCCGAGGAGAGCGACGATGCGGTGACGGCCGCCGCGTTCCGGCACGACGGCTGGGAGCCGCCCACCGAGTGGTTCCGAGCGCCCGACCTGGCCGACCTCCAGCCCGTCGCGGTGGACGACGACGGGCGCGTCCGCGGCTACCTCGCGGCGTGGGGAGTCGAGCACCGCTCATACCCCGGCCGCGCTGTCACGCCGCCCCGGAGTGCAAGCGGGTACGCCCTCTTCAACAGCCGCCCCATCGCCACCAGCGAGGGGCTGGTGGACGTCGGCTTGATCACCATGGGCACCGGGCACGCCGCCCTCGGGCTCGACCGGCCGTCCGCCGCGGCGCACTACGACAACACCGGCACCATGGCGGCTGTCGTCCGAGCCGGAGAGGACTCGCGCGGCATCTGGCTCGCCGGTGCGGTGCTGCCGGATCTCGCGGACGAGCAGCGCCTCCGGCTCAGCCTGAGCCGGTACTCGGGCGACTGGCGGCAGGAGGGCAACGGCCTGGAGTTGGTGGCCGCGCTCGCTGTACCTACAGAGGGCTTCCCTGTGCCCACGCGCCGGCGGACCGAGCAGGGCGATTACGCGCTCATCGCCGCCGGAGCACTCCCAGCCTCCGCCGAGGAGACGGACGCCCGGGATATCGCCGCACTCACGGACGCCGTGCTCGCTGAGCAGGGCCGCCGGGCCCGCGCCGCTGCTGCTACCGACCGCATCCGTACCGCCCGCGTGGCGATGGCCGCCCGACGCCTGCGCTCCCCGCGGGTGACGCAGCTCGCCGCTGCGGCACCGGACGCCGAGCTGGCGAACTGGGTGAAGCAAGCGGGCGGGTTGCCGAAGTACATCAAGAGGATCGCCAAGCACCTCCAGGAGAAGGGCATGGACGAGTCCCGCGCCATCGCGACGGCCGTCAACGCCGCCAAAAAGATGTGCGCCACCGGCGACTTGAACTTCCCGGGGAAGCAGTCGGTTAACACCGGGTCCCGCGCGGAGGCGTGCGCGGCCGTCGCCGAATGGGAAGCGAAGAAGGCCAAATCACACGCCTGACCAGCGAAATATGACCACCCGGAGAGGACCGATCATGGGATGCAACTGCGGCGGACGCGCCACCAGCGCCAACACCGGTATCCACAGCGTGTGGAGACATACCGACCCACATGGCGGCCAGGTCTCCTACGCCAGCAAACAAGGAGCCGAAATCGCTCTCCGGGCGCGTGGCGGGAAGATCGAACAGGTCGACCCCCGCACCGGGGAGATCATCACCACGCCGTAGGGCAGCGCGTACGCACCCCTACTCTCTGCACGACTCCGCTGGCTGGTGGGCCGGGAGCTGACGACCAACCCCCGCGAAAGGGGCCGAAGCCGTGAGCTTCCTTGATGACGTCCTCGCCAAGCTCGGCGAGGCCCCGGCCGACCAGCACGCGGACATCGTCCGCCAAGCCGTCACCGATGCCCGCCCCGACGCCGATGCCGCGGCCATCACTGCGGAAATCCTTCAGCGATTCGACGCGGCGGCGGACGGCGATGACCCGGCCGACGATTCGACTGTGGCTGTGCTGGAGCGGCTGGCAACCGTCGCCGACGTCGTCATCGAGCACCAGGCCGCCGTTGACGAACGCGCCCAGCGCGCCACCGCGGCCAGCGACCGCCTGCGCAGTCTCCAGACCCCGGCTGCCGAGGAGCCCGCCACCGCCCCTGAGCCCGAGGCACCGGCCGAGGCACCAGAGCCCACCGCCGAGCGCCCAGCCGCGCCGGAGCCGGTGGCCGCGTCCGCCCGTCCGCGCGTCCCACTCGGTCTGCACAGCACCACCCCTCCGACCCCGGCGGCTGACGCGGGCGGTCGTACGACCCACACCCTCGTCGCCGCCGCCGACGTGCCCGGCTACAGCACCGGCCAGCAGCTCGACGGGCTCGGCGACTTCGGCCGGGCGTGGGAGCAGCGGATGATGCCGCTGATCTCCTCCGGCGGCCGGGGTGGCGGCCGGCAGCGCGTCGGCGTTGCTCGGATTAAGCGCGACATCCCGCAGGAGTTCACCATCCGGGACGACCGCGAGGCCGACGAGGTCATCAAGCGCGCGACGGACGAGACTCAGCTCTCTGGCGGCAGCCTCGTCGCGGCCGGCGGCTGGTGCGCCCCGTCGGAGACGCTGTACGACCTGTGCGACCTACGGATCACGCAGGACGGCATGGTCAACCTCCCTTCCGTCACGGCCAGGCGCGGCGGTGTCCGATACCCGGCCGACTTCGACTGGGCCAGCATCTTCGGCGCCTGGGAGAACGTCGGCTTCCACCAGACCGAGGCCGACGCTATCGCGGGCAAGGAAAAGCCTTGCCAGGAAGTTCCCTGTCCGGACGACTTCATCGAGTGCCGCATGGACGTCGACGGCGTCTGTCTGCGAACTCCGATCCTGACCGAGCGCGGGTGGCCGGAGCGAGTAGCCCAGTTCACGGAGGGCGTCCTCGCGATCCACGCGCACAAGCTCAACGCGTGGAAGATCAAGAAGATGGAGTCGCTGTCGACTCCGGTCACGATGCCCGAGCCGGGCTCCCCGAACCCGCAGGCTACGGTCACCGACCCTCACGGGCCCGGCATGGTCGAGTCAGTGCTGTCGATGCTCGAACTCCAGGTGCAGTACCAGCGGTACCGCGAGCGGCTGTCGCAGAACGCAACGCTGGAGATGATCGCGCCATTCTGGCTGCGCGGCATCCTGAAAAGCGACCTCCGGAAGAAGCAGGCGATCGAGAGGCGCTGGTCGGTCCCGGACGGCGACATCGACACCTACCTCCGATCGGTCGGCGTCAACCCGCAGTGGGTCTACGACTGGCAGGACGCCTACGCGTCGCAGGATCCGGCGGGCTTCGGCGGTGCCACGGTCCCGACCGTGTGGCCGGGCGAGGTCAAGGTCCTGCTGTACCGGGCTGGTTCGTTCTTCCAGCTCCAGGCCGACGTGATCAGCCTCGATGGCGTCTACGACCACGCGAGCCTCACGCAGAACATGTACACGAGCCTCTTCACGGAGGAGGGCATCCAGGTGTGCATGCGCTGCGGCGCCTCCTACGTAGTCACCATCCCGCTGTGCCCCAACGGCCTGAGCGGCGGATTCCAGGCAACGACCTGCGCCGCTCCCCCCGCTGGCTGACCCCATAGACAGGGCGGCTCGCCCGGCCCCGCTGCATTCGCCCGCCCGGAGCCTCCCCCGAGGCGAGCCGCCCACCTTTTGACAGCGCGGAGGCGCCATGACTACCCCAATCCCTCCTCGCGGGGCGCGATCGGAGGTCGATCCGCCCGCGATCGAGCCGTACGCCTTCGGCCTGCTGTCCGCTGCGCAGGTTGTGACCGGTGATGGTCGGTGGCAGGCCGGCGGCGTCGAGTATCCGACGGATGCGTGTGCGCAGGGCGGGTACGTCCTCGGCGCGTGCCCGGTGCCCGGGGAGGACGGTACAACCAGCCACGACAAGCCGATCACCGGTGCTCCGGAGTGGCTGGACGGCTCCGGCCCGTTCACGGTGTACTCCCGCACCGAGTGCTCGTCCGTCGGGTTCACCACGGCGTCCGCGACGGCATTGGCCCGGCTGCGGTACGTGGAGCCGCGCGAGGTCGAGCGGGCGTTCTCCGAGCAGGTCCTTGGTGTGAGCGTCCCGCGACTGCCGGTCGGCTCGGAGCCCGTGCCGCTGCTGGTGGCGCTGGGGGCCCTGGAGCAGGACGCCGCTCTGCACTACGCCGGACAGTCGGTGCTGCATGCTCCTCGGTGGACTCAGCCGTGGTGGACGCGGGATCGGCTCGTCTCCCAGCAGGGGCCGGTGCTCCGTACGGAGTTGGAGTCCGTCGTCGTGCCTGGCGGCGGGTACTACGACGTGCCGTCGGCTCCGGCCGATCCGGCCCCAGCGAGCGGGCGCTTCTGGCTGTACGCCACGGGCTCCGTACGGGCGTTCAGGAGCGAGCCGTTCGTCCACGAGGCGTTCGACCCGCCGACCAACACCCGGATCGCCATCGCGGAGCGGACGTACGCGCTGGATCACGACTGTTACGTGGCCGCCGTCCTGGTGTCCCTGAACGGTGCCGGGGGTGCCGCCTGATGGCGACCTACTACCCCGAGGCAGAAGAGACGCTGCACGCCCTCGTGCGGCGCATCCTGCCCGGTCTGACCCCCGAGGTGAGGGCTCGGGTGCGGGTGGTGACGGGCGGTGAGCGTGCTGGGCTGGTGGTCCCCGGGCACGCCACCCCCGTCGCCGTGACGCCCGCCGTTCGACCGCCCCGCAGCGAACCGCCGGCCCCCGCGCCGGAACCCGACGAACCTCAGCTCGCCGCTCGCCGCCCGCGGCGTCGCACCACCACGAAGGAGACGACCTGATGGCCTGCCCCTCCCTACTGCGCGGCGTGGTGCTGCGCGCGACCCGACTGGACGCCTGTGGGCGGCCGATGTACGGCGACTGCAACCAGGTCGTCAGCGACGGTTTCGTCACCGTAAAAATGAGCGCGGAGACCGAGAAGGGCGAGGACATCTCGGTCACCAAGGCAAACGGGCAGACGTGCGTCGCTGAGTCCGGCTGCGAGCAACTGAGCCACTACACGACCGAGATCGAGTTCTGCGAGGTCGACCCCGACCTCGTGCAGATCATGAACCCCAGCTTCGAGATCTACCGTGACCCCGACGGGAATCCGATCGGCTGGGACGACTCAGTCGAGCTGCGCTGTGACACCGGCTACGCGCTGGAGGTCTGGAGCAACGTCTATGCCGGAGCGTCCGACGCGTGCTCCGGGGCCGGGTCGCAGGGGCAGTGGGGGTATCTGCTGCTGCCGTGGGTGGTCGGCGGCGCGCCGGGTGACCTGGAGATCGGCAACGACGCCGTGAGCTTCACCTTCAACGGGCGCACCAAGGTGGGGAGCGGCTGGCGGAAGGGCCCGTACAACGTCCAGGCCGGGCCAGGCGGCATCCCGGCGCCGATGCTCAAGCCGATCGGGCCGAAGACCCCGCGCAGGTTCTTCGTGACAACGATCCGGCCGCCAGAGGCGGAGTGCGGCTGCCAGCCGGTGGACCGGCCGACGCCGGACCCGGCGGACCTGTACATCACAGGCATCGCCAACGAGTCGCCTCGCAGGACCACGCGCTTCCGGGCGGACAACCACGGATTCGGTCCCGTCACGGTCGACTTCGGCGACAGCTCGCAGCCGCAGGAGGTCGCCGACGGTGCGTGGGTCACCCACGTCTACACCGGCGACGGCGAGCACACGATCAAGGCGTGCGACAAGGGGACACCGGTCATCTGCGCCGAGCGGCCGGTGATGATCCCGCTGCCGGCCGACGAGCCGATCCTTGAGCTGGCGACGAAGAACCCGGCTAGCCCCTACGAGGTGACGGCCGTCGTTGGCCTGCCGTCGCAGTCCGACGGCACCGCCACGATCGACTGGGGCGACGGAACGGCTCTGGAGCAGATCACCGTCGGCGCGGACGGCACGGTGTCCGTCCTCCACGTCTACAGCGTCCCGTCCGTCTACACGGTGATGGTGCGCCGCGGCGACATCGACACGTACCGCACCCGTGAGGCCATCCTCGTGCCCGGCCAGGGCGAGGGCGGTACACCGCCGCAGGTAGCCGCCGCTCCGGACCCGTCGGACGCTTCCGGCCGTACGGCGCTCCTGCACATCGACAACGCGGCCATGCCCGCTGACGCCCCTGAGGCGACTGCCGCCCCGGACCCGGCTGACCCGTCCGGCAAGACGGTGCAACTCGCTGTCGACAACACCACGGACTGAGAGAGGACCATGACCATGGCAGGACCCACCACGATCGACTGGGGCGACGGCTCGGCGCCGGAGGACGGGCCCGAGAAGGGCGATGTGTCCCACAAGTACACGAGCGACGGTCCGAAGACGATCGTCGTCACGGACACCGCTGACCCGAGCAAGAAGACCGAGATCGAGGTCACGATCCCCCTCGGCGGGACCCCGAAGGCTACTGCGGTAGCCGACCCGGCCGACGCCGCCGGTCGAACGGCGAAGGTGACGTGGTCGGGGTTCCCGGCCGGTACCGTCTCGGTCGGCTGGGGCGATGGCACCCCGCCGCAGACTGGCCAGCCCGCGGCGGGGACGCTTTCTCATGCCTATGCGGCTGAGGTCGCGGACGAGCAGACCATCACCGTCACCAGCGAGGCCAACGGTACGAAGAAGGCCACCGCGGTGTTCACGCCGGCCGATCCGGTCCCGGATCCGAGCGTGACTGTGGAGGCGGACCCCGGCGACGCGACTGGGCGAACAGCGGCCATCACCCTGGCCAACTTCCCCGCTGACAGCGCGGTCTCCGTGAACTGGGGCGACAGCTCCGCAGCGGAGACTGTCCCGGCCGGGACGACGGCCGCGAAGCATGCCTACGCGGCGGGAGTTGAAGGCGAGCAGACCATCACCGCCACCTCGGCGACGGACGCCTCGCAGGCTGCGACCGCGAAGTTCACGCCGACGCCGGGCGCGCCTGCTCCGGAGCCGTCCCTCACCGCCACCGCGGACGAGGGCGACGCTGCTGGCCGCACGGTCGCCATTACGCTCGCCGGCTTCCCTGCCGACGGCGCGGTGAACGTCGCTTGGGGCGACGGCTCCGCGGCCGAGGAGGTCCCCGCGGGGACGGCCACGGCCAGCCACGCGTACGTGGCTGGTGTGGAGGGTGAGCAGACGATCACGGCGACATCGGCGACAGACGAGACCAAGAAGGCAACGGCGAAGTTCACCCCGAAGCCGGCCGCTGAGCCGTCGGTGACTGCCGAGCCTGACGCCTCCGACACAACCGGGCACACCGCCACGATCGCGCTGGCCGGGTTCCCGGCCGACTCGGCGGTGTCGGTGAACTGGGGCGACGGTACGGCCGCCGAGGAGATCGCGGCGGGGACGACCACCGGCAAGCACGCGTACGCCGCCGAGGTGACCACGGAGCAGACCATCACCGCGGCCTCGGCGGGGGACGCGGCGAAGACCGCCAGCGCAAAGTTCACCCCGGGCGCCGCCGCGGCACCGGCCACGGTGGCGCGCAAGAAGAAGTAGCGGGCCGCAGACCGGGGGCCGCCGCGGCTGGGCGGCCCCCTATCTTCTTGGAGGTGTCGTGCCGGACGAGGTGCTGGACGGGCCGTGCGGCCCGTGGCCGCTCGATGCGTCGTGCTGCCCCGGGTGGCCAGAGGACCCAGCCGAGTGGTCCCCGGGGCAGCGGGCAGCGGCGGAGATCGCGACGGACGTGCTGTGGCGGCTGACGGCCGGGCAGTACGGGCCGTGCGAGGAGGTGATCCGGCCGTGCCGACAGGGGTGTGACGAGTCGTCGCCGACGGCTGGCACGGGGTCTCCTCTCCGGCCAGTGCTCGACGGCGGGCGCTGGTACAACCGCCCGTGCGGCTGCGGCCCTGCGGGTTGCTCGTGCGTGCCGCTGTGCGTAATCGACCTGCCGGGCCCGGTGCACGAGGTCCTGGAGGTGAAGCAGGACGGACAGGTCGTGGACGCGTCCGGATACGTCCTGCACCGGACGTCGTCCGGCGGCCGTCTCATCCGGACAGATGGGGAGTGCTGGCCCGACTGCCAGCGGCTGGACCGTCCGGACAGCGAGCCGGACACCCTGTCCGTCCGGTATCTCCGCGGCCTGGACGTGCCCGCCGCCGGCCGCCGCGCCGCCGGGCAACTCGCCTGCGAGATCGACAAGCTGTGCACCGGCGCGCCGGGCGGCTGCGCCCTGCCGACGGGCACGAAGAGCGTGACCCGCGAGGGAGTGACGTACGAGGTCGTGCCGCCCGGGTCGTGGCCGGAGACGCTGGAGGCGCACCTCCCGCAGGCGTGGGCGTGGGTGCAGCTCGTCAACCCGGCCCGCGTCCGGCAGTTCGGCGCTGTCTTCAGCCTCGACCTGCCGCCCGCGCCGCCCGCGGTTCGCTACCGGCCGGGGGTGGCGCCGTGACGACGCCGCCGGATGTGCTGCTGCCGCCGGAGGCGAATCCGCGCCTCGGGCCGGTGCTCTCCGGGCTGACGGCCTGTCTGTGTGCCGTATTGGCCGACGGCGGCCGACCTGCCTGCGCCTGCTGCCTGGTTTGGGGTAGCTCGCCGCCGGCGCAGGACTTCTGCGCGTGCGACTGCGACGGCGGTCATGGCCAGGCGTGGGTGCGGGTCGTCAGGCAGGAGCCGGTGGCGGTGGATCAGCAGCGCCGCCGCCGCTGCCAGACGTGGCGGATGCAGACGACGATCGAGCTGGGCGTGGCCCGGTGCGTCGCTGTGGTGGCGTCGGATGGGCAGTCTGCTCCGACGTGCGAGCAGCGCGAGGCGGATGCCTGGGGGCTGGTGCTCGACCAGCGACTGCTGCTGGAGGCGGCGGCGTGCTGCGACGCGCTGTCGGAAGTACAGGTGTGGCCAGGGCCGGTGACTCCGATGGGGCCGCAGGGCGGGTGTGCGGGTGTGACGGTGCAGATCACGGTGGAGGTGTAGCGGTGGCAGGGACGACGGCGATCGTGTGTGTGCTGCTGGGAGTCGCGGTGGTGGCGCTCGTGGCGGTGGTGTCTCGGGCCCGGGTGGAGATGGCCCGGATCCAGGCGCAGGTGGAAAGGCGGAAGCGGTGAGCGTCCGCGTCACGACGGATCTGGACGAGGCCGCGCTGGCACGGGTGCTCGCGGAGGTCGTGGACGACGTGACCACGGAGGTGGCCAACGCCGCGCGCCGCCGATGTCCTGTGGACAACGGCCCGCTGCGGGCGTCGATCCGATCGGAGACCCGGCAGCGTGGCTCCGAGGTGGTCGGCGAGGTCTGGTCGGCCCTGGAGTACGCGGCGTACGTCCATGAGGGCACCGGCATCTACGGGCCGACCGGCCGCCCGATCCGCCCGGTGCGGGCCCGGGTGCTGTCCTGGCAACCTCGCGGCGGCGGGCGCGTGTTCGCGCGGGAGGTACGAGGGCAGCGTCCCCAGCCGTTCCTCGGGGACGCGCTCGCCGAGGTATCGCCGTGGCTGGTCGACCGGACCGTCCGGTATTGACCCTTACGGTGCCAGGACGACTACCGACGGAAGGACCCTTCATGGCCACCGAGTTCGTCATCGACGGCGACGCCGGGCACGACCCCGATGCCCTCCCGGCCGTCGCTGTCCGCATCGACGGCGCGGTCTACGAGGCCCACTGCCCGAAGGACTCGGTCGGGCTGCTGTTCGCTGACCTCGCGGAGCGTGCCGAGGATCCGGCGGAGCAGCGGCGGATCGTGGAGCAGATGCTCCGCATGGTTCTCGCGCCCGGTGACGCCGTGACGGTGATGGACAAGGTGCTCGACATGGGCAACCGCCGGGTGGGGATCGGGTACGTCACCGACCTCGTGCAGAAGATCGCGACGCACTACGAGCCGCTGTTGCGGGCCCAGCGGGAGGAGATGGGGCTCGCGGAGCCGTCAAACCGCCCGCAGCGCCGGGCCGCGGCGAAGATGACCACGGCGAAGAAGCCGCGGGCGTGAGGTTCGGCCCCGCCGCGCCGGGGCCGCTACCTGTCCTGGTCGACGGCCGCTCCTACGCGTTCGTCGTCCCCGACGGCCGCACCCTCGCCGGCATCGCGGCGGCCGGCCAGTGGCCGAAGCTTGTCCCTGGCCTCTTCTCCGATGTCGACCGTGCAGAGGTTGAGGCACGACTCCGCGCCCCTGACGACCGGCTCGGCCTGTATGCGTGCTGGCGCATCGTGCTCGGCCTGGCGCCGGAGGTGTACGGGGTGGAGTGGTGGGCCGCTCAGCGGCTGTGTGCGCTGGCTCAGGAGCGGTGGAGGGACTGGTCCGCGTGGTGCGTCCGCCGCAGCCTCGACATCGACGCGGCGTCCGGGCATCGGATCGTGTCGTCGGTGTGGGCGTGGGTCACCGACAGCATTCAGGAAGAGACGGACCTCGTCCGCGCCGAGCGGGAGATCTTCGATCCGCCACTGGAGCTGCGCCGCACCCGCGCCGCGGTCCCCCGCGGGTTCTCCGAAGCAGAGCTGGCGGAGCAGGCTCGGCAGCTCGCCGCGTACGCCGATGCCCCTCTCCAGTAGGTGTTGTCCCAAAGGCGCCGGTAGCCACCTCCGCGGCCGCTACGGTCACCGCATGGGTTGCGAGCACGTCACCCCGCGCGTCTACGGCTGCTACCCCGACGACCCGCAACCCGGGCCGGAGCCCGGCCACGTATACCGGGAGTTGCTCGGTGGCCCGCTCGACGGGCTGCTCCTGGACGTGACGGGGTTGACGAACGGGGAAATCACCGAAGGCGCCTACCTGATCGTCGAGACCGGAGCGCACGGGCCCGGCGGCCGGGCCGCGTACGGGCCGCGCGATGGCGATCCGGTGGCGCCGTGGGTCTGGGAGGGTGACATCCCCTGACCCTGAGGGCATGACGGCGACCGGGCGACCTCCGCGTACGCGCCCGTATCTTGACGCATAGCCGCTGGCTGGTGGGCCGGGCACGCACCCCGCGAAGAGCGGGCTCTGTGCATGCCCGGAGGTGACCGCGGATGCCGCAGGTCGGCCGTACCTCCGTCCAGATCACGTCGGACACCGCCGCATACGCCGCCCAGCTCCGCGCCGAGCTTGCTCGCGCCGGCCGCGACGCCGGGCAGACCCTCGACGACGCTGTCCAGCGGGCTGTCCGTGCCACCGGAGACCGCGCCAGCCGCCAGATCGGCCGCGACATCCAACGAGCCCTGCGGACCGTGCGCGCACAGGTCCGCGTCGAGCCGGACCTATCTCGGTTCGAGGCGCAGGTCCGTCGGCAGCTCCGTAGCCTGACCGCCAGCGTGCGGGTCGTGGCGGACGTCGCCGGGTTCCGGCAGTCTCTTGCTGGTGAGCTGCGCGGCCTGCCACCGGTACAGGTTCGGGTCACTCCAGACATGGCTCGGTTCCGGGCCGAGATCGCTCGCGAACTCCGGGCTCTGCCCTCGGTGGCTGTCGCGGTTCGCCCGGACTCCAGCCAATTCCGCCGCTTGCTCCAAGTCGAGTTGCGGAATCTGGATGCCGTGCGAGTGCCGGTCGCCCCGGACACGGCACGGCTCCGTGCCGACCTCCGGCGGGCTGCACGCGACGTTGCAGCGACCGTCCGCGTGGAGCCGGACGTTCAGCGGCTCCGGCGCGAGCTGGCGCAAGCCACGCGCGGCATCACGGTTGCTGTACACCTCCGGCCTGACGCGGTTCGGCTGCGGGCGGAGCTGGCCCGGCTGCGGCTGTCGGCGATCACTGTGCCGATCCACGCGGATCCTGCTGGGATGAGTCGTCTCGGTTCCATGAGTGGCCAGGCCGCAGGCGGACTGGATCGGCTGGGGTCCAGCGCGGCCTCGGCGGAGGGCGGCCTCCTGTCTCTGGGGCGAGTGCTGGTTGCCCTCGGGCCGAGCGTTGCAGCATTCGCCAGCCAACTCGTTCCGGCCGTCGGCATCATCGCGGCTACGCCCACTACGGTCCTCGGCCTCGTGGCCGCTTTCGGCACGCTCAAGGTCGCCCTCAGCGGCGTCGGCGAAGCGTTCGGCGCGGCCCTCGGTCCCGACACGAAGAAGTTCAACGAGGCCCTGGAGGAGCTTTCTCCCAAGGCACGTTCAGTTGCCCGCGAGCTGCATGTTCTTCAGCCCGCCTTCGACCGGTTAAAGAGCAGCGTTCAGGATGCCTTCTTCGGGCAGCTCGCCGGTGACATCACCAAGACGGCCTCCGCGCTGAGTCCGCTGCGGTCGGCGATGGCTGGGGTTGCTGCGGGGTGGGGACGGATCGCCTCGGCGTCGCTCACCGCCGTACGGGCGCAGTCGTCGCTGGCTGGGCTCGGGAACGTATTCGCCGCAGTGCGGAGCATGCTCAACGCGCTCGCCCCGGCGGTGCAGCGGCTCCTCCAAGGCTTCATCGCGATGGGCGGGGCCGTCGCGCAGGCTTTCGGCGGCCGGGCGGCGACGGCGATGGCCAACCTCACGGCCCGCTTCGGTGACTTCATGGCGCGGGCGGCGCAGTCGGGGCAGGCGGTGGCCTGGGTGCAGGGTGCTGTCACGGTGTTCCGCCAGCTCGGCGCGGTTCTCGCCCCGCTCGGCGGCATCATCGGCGACGTCTTCGGTGCCCTGGCCGCCGGCGGTGGCGGCGTTCTGGGGGCGCTCGGGCCGGCGCTTCAGAGTCTGCGGACGCTGATCCAGCCGCTCCTGCCGGACATCACGCAGCTCGCAGCACTGATCCAGACGGTGCTGGGCACGGCTATCCAGGTGTTCGCGGCGGCGCTTCAGCCGCTGATCGAGGCCCTGTCGGGCGGCCTCCAGCAGGTCTTGCCGGCCATCTCGCAGGCGTTCACGCAGCTGGGGGCGGCACTCCAGCCGGTAGCTCGGCAGCTTGGGCAGACCCTGGGCACAGCCGTCCGAGCGCTGGTACCGGTGATGACGGCGCTGGCCCCCGTGCTGGCCACCGTGGGGCGGCTTTTCGGCGCGGTGCTCGGCGCGGCCCTCCGGATCGTGACGCCGCTGCTCCGGCCTCTCGGACAGATCATCTCCAGCGTCCTGGACGCGATCAACCCGCTTATCCCTGTATTGACCCAATTCGCCATGATGCTGGGCACGCAGCTCGGCAGCATGGTCAGTGGGCTCGTCCCGGTCTTCCGGGCACTGGCCGGCGTGGTCGTGCAGGTGATGAATGCACTGGTGCCGCTGGTGAATCAGGCATTGGCGGCACTCATGCCGGTACTGCCGCCCATCGTCAGCGGCTTCAATCAGATGGTGGCCGCGATCGTGCCGGTCATCCCGCCGCTCGGCGACATGCTGGTCAGCATTACGCCGCTGCTGTCGACTCTCATTCAGCTCGTCGCGCCGGTCCTCAGGGTCGCCGCGGCGTTCGCTGGATGGGCGCAGATCAATCTGGTCGTGCCGGTTGTCACGAAGATCGCGAGCGTCATCGCATCCGTGATCGGCTGGATTGCGAAATTCCAAGCGGCTGTGGCCTCGATGCCAGGAAAGGTCGTTTCCGCCGTCTCGTCGTTGGGGCCCAGGGTCGGCGGCTTCTTCACGTCGCTTTGGCAAAGCATCACATCAGGCGTCTCGTCGGCGGTCTCCTCGGTTGTCGGTTTCTTCACTGCTCTACCTGGACGGATCGTCGCAGCGCTCCAGGCACTGCCGAGGATGCTGTATGACGCATTCACCTCGGCGGTCGCTGGCCTCGGGATCGTCGTCTTGAGCGCGCTGGCGGGCGTCATCTACGTATTCACGGAACTGCCGGGGAAGATCGTCTCTGCGCTGGGGAGTCTGGGCAGCACGATCGGTTCGTTCTTCAGCAGCGCGTTCCGGTCGGCGCTGTCCGCCGTCTCGTCGTTCATTTCCTCTGTCGGCTCCTTCTTCGCCTCACTCCCCGGCCGTATCGGCTCCGCGCTGGCCGCGTTGCCCGGCCGGGTTTCTGCCCTATTCCGCTCGGCCGGCTCCGCTGCCCTGAGCGCGGCTCAGTCGCTGGGGTCGTCGGTTGTCGGCTTCTTCGCTTCCCTGCCAGGCCGGATTGGCTCTGCGCTCGCCTCGGTTGGGTCCCGGATCGCCGGCGCCTTCAGTCGAGCGTGGGGCGCTGCCCGGTCGGCGGTCGGTTCGTTGATCTCGAACGTGGTGAGCCTTTTCTCGTCGCTCCCGGGCCGGATCGCGTCGGCCTTGGGCTCCATCGGTTCGACGATCGTCAGCAAGATCAAGAGTGGCCTCCCGTCGGCTGTGCGCGATCTGCTCCCCTTCGCCGACGGCGGCGTCGTCCGTGTGGCGACTCCCGCTCTCATCGGCGAGGCTGGGCCCGAGGTCGTCATCCCGCTGACGCGTCCGCGGCGCGCTGCCGAGCTGGCGCAGCAGTCTGGGCTGCTGGATCTGCTCGCGCGGCAGGGCGCCGGCGGCGGGGGCACGCACATCACGAACAACTGGACCATCCAGTCGCGCATGTCGGATCCCATGGTGCTTGCGCAGCACCTCCAGGGACAGATCGCCCGAGCGGCGGGGGTGTAGCCGATGCTCGCGGACTACATGGACCTGGCCGGCAGCGAGATCGTCAACTCGGCTCGCGCGGCCGTGTATGCGCGGGCCCGCGGGGTGCCTGTGCAGTGCGATCCCTGCCCGGAGCTGCCGGCCGCGCTGGGCGATATGCCGTACGTGGATCCGGCGACTGACGGGGCTCCCTGGTACGACCGGGCGGTCCCGGAGTCCGCAGGCGTCCTTGGGCTGCTCGGTCTGTCAGTGGCGGGCTTCGACTCGGCCCCGGTCTCCCGCGAGCCTACGCAGCTCATTGGCGAGGGCGCGGCGCTCGGGCCGGTGCGGCGCAAGCACCGGGAAATCGCGTACACGGCGCTGCTCATCGCCGTGGATGAGGGCAGCCTGTCGTACGGGCTGGAGTGGCTGTCCAGCACGCTCCAGGGCAGCGCCTGCGGTCCCGCGACGTGTGGCGGCGACGAGATGTGCACGTTCTCGTGCTGCCCGGTGGACGGCGAGCGCGAGCTGCGCCACCTGTACGACGTGGGTCTGCTCGACGGGCCGCAGGTCACCGACACGCAATACCTCGCGGGCGGCGCCGTCCTGGCCAAGGTGACCTTCTCTCTGGCTGCGGGCACGCCATGGATCTATCGCGAGCCGCTGGCCACCCGGTCTGAGGGATGGGTGCCGCTGGGTGACGGTGAGATCGTCCCTTTCACCGACCCCGATCAGGTCTACGACCAGTGTCTGACACCGCGGCCATGCCTGGACGACCCGCTGTGCCCGTCACCGGCTCTGCCGCCGCGGCCGCCGGTGCCGGTGAGCCCGTGCTATCCGACGGGGTTGGGAGATTTCCGGCGGATGCGGATTCAGGTGTCGCCGTTGGAACAGCCGTCGTGGCTGGAGACGGTGCCGGTGCTGGAGGTGGAGACTGGCGAGCACGAGATGCGGCGGCTGATCGTGCGGTTCTGGGCGAACCCTCAGGGCAACCCCTGCGGCGAGTACAACGACCCGTGCAACGCCTGCGCGGACATGGTGGTCAGCTACCTGCCGGGCGGCTCCACGCTGACCGTGGACGGCCGTGTGCAGCGGAGCGTGGTGGAGTGCCCGCAGGAGCCGATCGGTACAGCAACGTCCGCGCCGACCCTCTTCGGGGCGCAAGGGCGGTCTTTCCAGTTCCCGATCTTCAACTGCCCCACGGGGCTGTGCGTGGAGATCTGGTCGCGGCTGGACGCCACCGCGCCTGACGCGCGGGCTCGTGTGCTGCTGGTGCCTCGATCGGACGTGGGGTGATGCAGGTGCTGGGGTGCGCAGAGGGATACACCGCGGCGATCCATTGGCGTGGCGGCGCGCGGGCGTTCGTGGCGGAGTCGGCGATGGCGGGCCTCACCTCGTGCTCGTGGAGCCGGACGCTCAACGACGTCTCCGAAGCACAGGCCGTCGTGGCCAAGGGCGGGGCGGGGCCGGGGTGCTGCTCGGCTCTCGGGCAGGTGGAGCCGTGGGTGCATGAGCTGACGATCTGCCGGGATGGCGATCTGGTGTGGCAGGGGCCGGTCACCAAGGTGACGGAGCGCCGGGACAGCTTGAGGATCGAGGCACAGGACGTCTCCGCGTGGCTGGACCACCTGGTGAACACCACCTTGATCCGCTACGTGGACGCGTCGGGGCCGGACGGCCGCTACCGGGCGCCAGTCACGCACATCGCGTGGAACATCTTGCGGCTGAACTTGGTCGACGCGCTGTCGCAGCCGCACGACTACCCGCAGGTCATGGACTACATCGTGCGGCGCGATCCTGCCGAGCAGGTCCGCTTCGAGAAGGATGGCACGCACAACCGGTCTGTCTGGACGGCGTACGTCGGCGACATCTGGCGTGAGCTGGCGAAGAGGGGCCTGTCCTGGACTGCGGTGGGCCGCTCTCTGCTGCTGCGGGGCCGGCCGACGGATTCGACGGTCGCGCTGGCCCGGCTGGAGTTGGACCACATCCTCGGGGACGTCGAGGTCATCAAGGACGGCACGAGCGCGGCGACGTACGGGTGGGCCACGACCCAGCAGGAGCAGGACATCGAGGATGGGCTCACCGTCGGAACGGGGCGGACGGGCACACCGTACGGGCGCCTGGACACGCTGGTGAAGGTCCAGGGGCAGGAGACGAGCGCGGCCGACCTACGGCAGGCGGCGCGGGAGGCAGTTGCCGGCCGGTATCCGGTGCCGGTGACGATCAGCGTGCCGGACGGGAGTCAGCTCTCCCCGCTGGCGCCGATACGGGTCGAGGGGCTCGTGCCAGGCGAGCGAATCGACGTGCTGGCGGCCGATTTCTGCATGCCAGTGGCGCAGGGATTCGCCCTCACAGACGTGGAAGCGGAGTGGGGCGACGGCGGCGAGAAGATCGGGATCACGCTCGTCCCGCTCGCCGATGTTGACGAGGCGGTGGGGCAATGAGCGCTCCTGTGGCAGGTCAGCGGGCCGGTCAGCGGCCGATGCGGGCGGCCGTGGCCGCGCAGCGGGCTCTGGGCCGTATGGCGGCCGACCAGTCAAGCGTCAGCGGCGAGTTGATCGTGAACATCGGCGGCCGCTGGTTCCGGCAGTACGTAGACGACCACGGGCAGATGCACCGGGACCCGATCCCGGCGCCGTGAAAGGAGATGGACATGGCCAGGTGCGGATGCTCGGGGAGCTGCTCGTGCGTCGTGCGCGGGGCGGCGCCGGTCACGGTGACGGGCAACGGCAGCGTGCAGCAGCCGTATGTCATCAGCCTCGGGCAGGACGGGCAGACCGGCTGCGAGGCGATCACCGCGTGCGTCGCGCAGAACTTGGGTCCGGGCCTGGCGTACGACAAGGGCACCGGGAAGATCCAGGCGAAGCTGTCCAAGGACGCCGGGCAGACGCTCCGATTCGGCTCGGACGGCGGGCTCCTGGACACCACGGGCGGCACCCCGTCACCGGCGACGTGCGGGCGGACGATCGAGTCCTTGCCGGCCGCGCCGGACGTGGTGGGGGCCTACGCGCTCGCTGGCCTGCACAACGCTTACTCCAGCCCGTACGGAGTCGATTACTGCCTCGCGCACCAGGTGGACATCATCGGCATGTCCGTGGCGACCACGAGTGATGACGTGGGGGTGCTGTCGGACTACGACGATTGCCGGATCACCGAGGATCGGTCGAGCATCTACGTTTCGCAGGACATCCGCCGTATGTCCGCGGACACGGTGGTCAGCACGTACAACTACGCGGGGAACGTGGATGATCCCGTGGCATACCTGCGCCCGCAAAGCGTCCCGCGGAGTGACCGACGGGGCGGGTGGTATGGGTGGCTCGCGCAGCGGTATCACCAGCCGCTGCTGTCGGACATGCTGACTAAGGTCGGCGGCAAGGCCGTGGTGATGCTTCAGTGCCACTTGCCAGAGGGCGCTGCCTATCCGACGGAGGCGGAGAACGTCCGCGGGGCGATTCGGTCGGTGCTTCAGTGCTGTGCGCAGCAGTGGGCGATCGTCGCGGTGCGCGAGCTGGAGACGGCGACGACGATCGTGAACGCGGGCATCACCGCGTGCGTGGTGCCGCCTCGGGCCAAGGTGTACGGCGACACGACGATGCCGTATGCGCCGGAGGACGTGGTGGCGAGCGGCGCCACGTGGATGGTCTTGGACGACCTCTACCACAACGTGGTCTTTCAGGCGTACAAGGACGCAGGGTTGCAGGTTCTGATGTGGGGGAACTCCCGGCATTCCTGGAGGGGCCGGGTGCAGACGCTGGGCATCAGGGGCGGCTACGTGCTTGACCCGGTGTACTACCGGGGGCCGGAGGAGCACGACTACCGCGGCGAGGTGGACCCGTGGGAGCACCGGCGGCCAGGCGTGGGCCACCTCACCTACCGGACGGATCACAGGGATGTGACCTCGGCGGGCGGGTACGTGCGTGGCCGGGCGGAGGTTGCGGAGCAAGGGCTGATCATCCCGAGGAACTTCGGGGACGGGCAGGGGCGGCCTTCGATCCTGATCGGGTGGCTGTGCCCACTCCAAGACGCGACCGCCTACACGATCACGTGGGCGATGAAGTGGACCGGCATGCCCAGCCCCACGAGCGGGACCGCGAAAATGGGACTGCTTTTCGGGGCGGCATCGGACAAGGATCCGTACGCATGGGCGCAGAAAGACCCCGCACTGAATCCACTGAAGTACCCGCAGGGGCCCCAAATGATGTACCGGGCCTATCAGCGCACGACGGGCGAAATTGGCCTGGCGAAGTGGTCGGATGCTACGGGCCCGATACAATACCTGGCCGCGAAGACGACGCCAGCCATCACTGCGAACGTGTGGAACGACTACGAACTGAAGGTTGAGCCGGACAAGATCACGTTCACGCGGATCAGCGCTGGCGGGACGCGGTACACGGTGGCCGCGGCCGACACCCAGTACCGCGGCGCCTACTTCTTCCTGGAGAAGGAGGAGTCCTTCCAAGGGGAAGCGGCGCATCAGTTCGAAGGCAAAGTCAAGAACTTGGCATACCGGAGGGCCTCATGATCAAAGGTGTCGACGTCAGCTCGTACAACACCTTATATTCCGCCGAGGGGTTGGACTTCGTGTTCGTTAAGGCCACAGAGGGCCGCTCCTACATCAACCCGCACCAGTCAGCGCAAGCAGCCAAGGCACGCAAGGCAGGAGCGGTGGTCGGCTTCTACCACTTCTTGTGGCCGGGGAACATAGCCGCGCAGGCCGCGTACTTCGTCGAGAAGTGCGCCTCCGTCGAGGGCGACCTCCTGGCCGCCGACTGGGAGACCACCGGCTCGGGGACGGCGGCGAGCAGCGCGGAGAAGGACCAGTTCCTCAAGGAGGTCAAGCGGCTGCGCCCCACCCACCGGGTGCTGTTGTACTGCAACCGCGACTTCTGGCTCATCCGCGACAGCACGTCCTACGCCGCCGACGGCCTGTGGATCGCCGACTACGTTACCGCCAGCCGCCCCCGGATCAAGGCTCCGTGGCTGTTCCACCAGCACGCCGACAAGCCGCTCGACACCGATGTCGGGGCCTTCCCCGACCGGGCCGCGCTGCGGAAGTGGGCGACCGGCACCGCGGCTCCGCCGCACCGCCCCTCGCCCCCGTCGGCCGCCGTGTACACCGTACGGTCCGGCGACACCCTGTCGGGCATCGCAACCCGCTACGGCACGACCGTCTCCAAGCTCGCCGCGGCGAACGGCATCAAGGACCCGAACCGCATCGCCGCTGGCCAGACCATCAAGATCGTGAAGTGAGCCCCATGACTGACGCCGCCCGCCGTACCGTCCGTACCATCGTGCAGACCACGGTCGCTCTCGCCGTGATGCTGCCCGCGATCGTGGATGCCTCCGGCATCCCTGCATCCCTGCCGTGGGTCGCCGTCGCACTTGCTGTCGCCGGTGGCCTGGCCCGCGTGATGGCACTGCCGGGTTTGCAGGCTCTGCTGCCCGGCTGGCTGCGCACCGCCCCGCCGAACCGGACTGAGGGCGGTAGCGCGTGAGCGACCCCGCTGCATCCGACGTGGCCCTCGAACTCGAACGACTGCGAGGAACCGTCGAGGCTGGTTTTGCCCGCATCGACGGTTCCCTCGCCCTACTCGTTCAGCGCTCCGATCAGACTGACCGGCAGCTCGCTGACCTCGACGCTCGCCTCGACGCCGTGGAGCGCCGCCGATGGCCGCTGCCGACCGTCGGCGCGTTGACGGGGCTGGCGGCGCTGGTGGTGGCCGTGGTCGAGGCTGCTGCACGGTGATCCTCTGCGCCCTGTCACGAGGACTAGTGCGCGGGCTACGGTGCGGGCATTACCGATCGCTCAATGGAGGCGGCGTGTCTCGACGACTGCGCAAGGTCGGCACCAACAGCGGCAACAACGGGTGCCCCACCCTGTACGAGATTCCTGGTACGGATCGCTACGTAGTGCAAGGCGATCGTGTCACCGATCCTGGTGAGCTGGGGCAGCTTGACAACCTCTCCCCGGAAGAAGACGCCGTTACGGTACCGCGTGAGCTGCTCGCCAATTTCGGCCCAAAAGAACCAGTGCACGTGCCTCAACTCATCACCTTCGATGAGTTCGACACCATGTTCACCACGATGAAGCACTCCGCGTGGCGGCTGGAGACGCGACGCCGGTACGCATGGGATGAGACCCAGGAGTCCTACGCCCAGTTCGCGCGGGGCGAGGACGTGGTGTGGGACATGGAGGACGCCTGGTGCCAGGAGCGCCGTGTCCACACGGGCCTCGGGAAGCGCTACGAGCGGGTCCGGATCCTGGACTCGCCACCGACAATGGGGCAGAAGTACCTGTTGGAGAACGCCCGTCGCAACGAGGCAGTCGGCGAGGATATCCGCGTCCTCACCCGCAGCGAGGCAGACGAACTGAACCTGCCAGCAGAGGACTTCTGGCTCTTCGACTCGCGCGTGGTGGCGCTCCTGCACTTCGATGATGCCGACGAGATGACCGGGGTGGAGCTGATCACCAATCCCGTCGAGGTCGTCCGCTACTCGCAGGCCCGCGAGGCTGCGTGGCACCACGCTGTGCCCCACGAGCAGGCCAGCAGGTAGCTTCGCCGTGTGACCACGGACTTCCAAAGGGCCCGTCAGGGTCTCGGCGCTCGGCTACGCGAGCTGCGCGCCGGGAGGACCGGACGGGCCCTCGCCGAACAGCTGGGGTGGCCGCAGTCGAAGGTCTCCAAGTTGGAGACCGGCCGTCAGACTGCCACCGCGGACGACCTCCTGGCGTGGGCGGAGGCCACCGGGCACCCCGAGGTTGCGGACGAACTCCTCGCTCGCCTCCAGGGGCTGGAGTCTCGCTCCCGCGCGTGGCGGCGGCAGCTGAAGGCCGGGCATCGCCCGGTGCAGGATGCCCTCACCGTGGAGTACGAGCGGTCCTCCGTGCTACGGGCGTGGGAGCCCGCCATGGTCGTGGGGATGCTCCAGACACCGGACTATGCCCGCGCGATCTTCACCCGGTACTCCGCGCTGCACCAGACCATTCGCGACACGGACGACGCTGTACGTGCTCGCGTCCGCCGCCAGGAGCTGCTGTACCAGCCTGGCCGAACCTGGCACATCCTCATGTGGGAAGCCGCACTGCACACGCGGGTGTGCGAGCCACCCATCCTCGCCGCGCAGCTTGACCGGCTCTCTGGCGTAGTCGGGCTCGACGCGGTGCACCTCGGCATCGTGCCTCTCTGTGCCGATCTGTCCGTCCCGCCGGCCAACGGGTTCTGGCTGTACGACTCCAGGCTCGTGATCGTCGAGGACTGGCACGCTGAGCACTGGCTGGACGACGCGGAAAGCGTTGCTGTGTACCGGCGCGTGTGGGACACCGTCGCCGAGGCCGCGGTCTACGGGCCCCGCGCCCACCGGCTGATTGCCCGCGCTCGCGCCCGACTTGAGCTCGGGTAGGCATTTCAGGGAATCTGTCGCTTCGGCCGGAGAATATTCGAGAATCACGCGGGACAGTGATTCTCTGGCCTCCCTACGGTGCAGGTCATGGCTACACGGACACCGGCGGGGGCGATTAGACAGGCTGGCGAGCATTGGCTCGCGGGCTGCGCCCCTCATGCGAAGTCAGTTCACCGGCGCTGGGAAGCGGAGAGGCTGGCAGTCATCCCGGCTGGCCGGCACTGGGATGTGGTGGAGGCACCACTGGTGCGGTCCGTCGAGATCATGCCGCAGATCCGTGTCGGCGCGCTGGGGCCAGTGCTCGCGTGCACCCGATCAGGGCGGGCATGGTGGCTGGTGCCGCTGGAGACCGGGGAGCAGGTTGACGACATCCCGGGGGTGACGGTCCTGCCGAGTGGCACGCCGCTGTTGTGCCCGCCGCCCGTGGATTCGCTGGACGGCCGGACCTGGCTGGTACGCCCGGACGGGTCCGGGCAACTGACTGACCCTGTCCAGCTCGGTGCGGCCTTCGGGCCGGGTGGTGAACTCGTGGAGGATCGATGATGACCTGCTGCCGTTGCGATCAGCTGATCAGGCGCGATGAGGCGTATACGCAGTACGTCCACGACCGTGCGTCGGGGCCGCCGGTGGTCACTTATTCACACGCGCATCTGTGCAGGAGAGCGTACGTTCAGTCTGCGCCGGTAAGTCGGCCCCGGTCCCGGTAACGAGGTCCGCGAGAAGGGTTTCCAGCACGTCGGGGATCCAGTTCAGCGGGATGGGCTCAGCGGTGTTCGCGTATCTGCCGCTGGCCACTCTTGGCTCTGATTCGGTCAGGGCCGTCCGCCCCACCCCCGCACCGGGGTGGGGCGGTATGTTTTTTGTTGAGCGGTCCCCGCTGACTGGATCGGCGGGGACCGCTACCTGCGGGCCGGGCCTCCCCGCCCGAGCGTCGCAGGATCGCGACGAGCGCGTATTTGGCGCGTGTGGGGAGTTACGCCATCCCTCGTCCCGCCGGCAACTGTAGAAGGCATCGGTCTGCTTCGCGCCCCAAATGGTTGATCCACTTCGGCGAGGTCGTGGGGATGTGGACTCTATGTGGACTCTGATCATGGAGCAGCCCCCTCGTTCGATTGAACGAGGGGGCT